AATTCAGCTGTTTTTTGTTTAGGTTCAAGACTTTTTATCAAATCGTTAAATTTCTTACTCACATCGCCCTTTTCGTTAATTATGGCTTTAAATTTGTCAATGGCTTCGTCAAGATATAATATTGACTTGTATGGAGGGTCATTTCTGTGAATATAACATTTTTGGTAGTATGTCAGGCCCTTTAGTTCGTTTATAAAATTAGTTCTGTCACCTTCGTCAACTGTCATGGTTTTAATTTTACGAAACGTCATTTTTGTTATAAGGTATTGCTCTTTGTCTTTAATGAAATTCATTATTTCTTCATTATATTTTTCATATTGATGCAACAAAGGCTCATACGTTTTCATACATTCATTAAATTCCGCACTCTTTTGGGGCGACAAGTTGGCAAATGAATGTGCCGCACGTAGTGCCTCGTTTATCAGGTTTTCATTGTATCGTCCTTCAAGCGGATAAAGCAAGCATTGTTTGTACACAATGGCATCAAGTGTTGAGAATTCTTTTACTAATCCGTCGTATTTTATTTTCAGACTGTTTTTTTCATCTTCAACCTTCATTTTGTTTTCGCGTTCAGACTTAATAAGAACTTCTTTTTCAACTAATTGTTTGTTAAGTCCGGCAATACTGTCCAAAAGTTGTTGTTCTCTTGTTTTCAATGACTTTAGTTCAATTGCCTGTTCGCCAATCTTTTCAATGATGGCATCGGTGGCATCAGTTTTTCCTATGCTTATAGTATCAGAAACTTTGTCTTGTGCTTGTGACGTTGCATAAAACAAGGTCGCTGCAACTATGAGAAATATCTTTTTTATATTCATAGCCTCATATTTTAATATTAATAAAATGCGTTACCAAATATTATTATGAAACTCTTTCTTTATTAGCGTAATAACTCAAAGCGTTTTTGTCTACCGAATATAAATTTGTTTGTGCGGTTCTTAATTTCTGAGTGTATCCAAATGCAGAAACATATTCTTTTATACGTTTGTTCGCATTGTCATACGCCTTGTAAAAGGTGGCATAATCTGCGTATGTGTCGTATCCGTAAACTACGCGGTCACATTCAGCTATGATTTTGCGCTCAACCGCACTTTTTGCTGTAGCTTCCACTGTGTTTAGAGCCGATAAGAGACTTGTGTTATTGGTTAGTGGCTCGTGCTTGTAGCTACGGGCTTTGCTTTTAAGACTTGAAACGGCACTAACCGAAGAACAATTTGACGCCTGTGAAATTATCTTCTTAGCTGCATAGTATTCATTAACTGTCCTTATAATTCCATTCAAGTTGGTTTCTATTTGCGTTCCTGCTTCAACGGCGTTCATTGACAGCAATTCCTGTGCTTCTTCTTTAAACTGTTTCAACTCAGCATCACTCCATGATGGTTGGTTGAAGTGGTCCATGCTGTATTCCAAAAAAATTGGAGCATAAGCATCGCAAACCATCTGCTTGCATTTTTTCACTTCTGAGTCTTTAAGACTTTTACTCCCGTCAGCGAGAGTGACTGAAGCTTCGGTATTTATATTTCCCATTATGGAATTAAACGCAACGTGGGCTTCATCATATCTTTTGTCTTTTATCGTGCTTTTTACTTGCTCTTGAATTTCTTTCTCAAAATTGGTTTCTGCAATTTGCACATTGCCACTTTCGCTCATTCCGTTTGCGAAATATATTATAGCCGCAACAATGCCTATGGCTACAATGGCGATTAATGTTATTTTTATTGTTGTTTTCATTGCTTTGTCATTTTAATCGTGCGACCCAGGCCTTCCTCCATCTGTTTTAACACTTTCTTGTTTTTTCGTGCCGCCTTGTATAGGCGGTGTTTGAGTTTTCCCTTTCTGTTGTTTCGTTGCAATTTTGTTCAGTGCATTTTTTAATTCGTTCAAGTCTATCTTACCTTCTTTTGAATGTTCTTTCAATGCTTCTACAGCTTTATTGTACTTTTCAGTATCGTCCTTGATTGCATTTAGATAGCTTATTATTTGTAGCCAATAACCGTTACATATTTGTAAATCATTTAAGTAGAACAAAGAGTCTTTTTCTGTTGAGAGGACATTGTGAATTTGCCCTGATGCAATGTAGTCACATAATTTTTTATATTCTTGTGTCTGTAAACTGTCTTTCCTCCAAACGTCATTTCCTTTGAGCCAGTATATATCGTGTTCACGCTTCAGACTGTCTGCCATTTGCAGGCTGTCAGAATTCAAGTTGTCGCCTTCATTGACAACAACATCGCTATCGGTTTCCTCTATTTTATTATTGTTATTGTTGAAAGACCATGGGGTAATGTCAAAATACAGGAAGAGGAGTGTAACGAGAATTATCAAACTAATTATAATGTAAAGCAGGCGTTTGCTTTTAGAAGTTTTTTTACCGCCTTTTTTATTATTGTCCGTTTTTGGTTTCCCGTCTTCTCCGTATATTGTTTTGAATGAATATTTGTTCAATTCACGGTTTGCATTTTCTACTTCCCTCAAATATTGGTAAAGTGGGTCATTACCCTTTAAGCTAACATTGCCTTTTATTATTTCACCTTTTACATAAAGCCTTATGCTTACAGTTTTTTCTTCCGGTATGAGATGTATGTCTACCTGGCCTCTTTGAATTTCTGCCTCTTCCAAGTTCCTTTCATATTTTCTATATCCATAGGCGTCGATTCTGAGCTTGTAAGTCCCCTGTGCTATCGGATGAGGCAATGTAATATATCTGTCCCTATCCAATTGGCATATTTGATTGTTGCAATAGATGTGTGCCTTGGGTAGCGACCATAATTGCATACCTTCTGCGATAAAATTCAGTTTTATGCGGCGTTGCAGTATTATTCCGGCTATTTTTGAATCGTAAACTGTTATATCAACACCGTCATATCTCAGATGGTTGTTGTCTTTTCCATCTATTCTTACGTTTTTGCTTATTGGAGTGTAACCGTTTGCGGAGTAAGTTATGGTGAGTGTATCACCGTCTTGCAGGAGGCTCTTTGAAACTTTTACGCCTTGAGGCAACATGCTTTCGTTGATATGATAAGTATGCTTTATCGGTGAGGTTATCTCCTTATAACCAGCTGGAAGTTGTGCCGGAACTGATGTAGCTGGCACTATCAGCAAACGTCTGAATGCTGCGTATTCGGCTTGTTCTGTAAACTGGAAAATTTCCGCTAAATCCTGTTCTGTTCTGTAACGGCGGAATGCTTTTTCGTTGCTTGTTGCTTCGTTTTTTGCTGGATATGGGTTCTGTTTGAGGTATTTTGCAAATTCTCCAATTACACGAGCTACATACTCTTTATCCGGTTCACCGTCTACCAACTGTTTTAAACGTCGCAGAGTCGTGATAACTTGTTTCCCATCTGAGGCAATATATTCGCCCGTAAATACTGTTATCATCAATAGTCCACCTCTGGAGTCCCGCATATTTGGAACAATTAACGAATAATAGTTGCCCAAACGGTTTTTCCAGTAAGCATATATTTCTTTACTTGAAAATATACGGGCATCACGTGGGTCAGACATGGCACGCAGCCAGTTGTCTTTTTCTGATGGCCGAGTAGGGTCAAAGATGTCAGGATATGTAAATACGTGTTTGGTGTCGTTGTCGGCTTGGCCGTAAACATCTACCTTTATGCTTGCTATTTTATTTGACAATGTATTCATTCTTTTACGTTTTTATGTTTTTGCTGATGTTATTTATCTTTTCAAAAATCCCCATAATCCGCTTTTGGGGGCACGGGTTTTGGTAATAAGCTTGTCCATTACTTTATCTGTGTCGTGGCTGTCAAACTTGCACAGGCTTTTGGCAAATACCTCACCAATGGAAAATGACAGTATTTTAAGGTCGCCTACACCGCATTCTTTACATGTATATTGCAAATTGTTCCAAAATGCAGGCAGTTCTTCTTCTACATATTTGGCGGCAAATTTCGGTCTTTCTTCCGGTGTGCAATTTATCATGTCACATTTGGTTACAAGCACATATACGCCTACGGTTTTCTTTGAGAATACGCCCTGAGATTTTAAGAAGGAACTCATGCAGTCCAAATAATCTACCATTTTTCGGCCTTCCCATTCTTTATCATGCGCATTGTATTCTACCACGAAAAAGTGTATTTTATTATTGCGTGTATCGCGCAGGTAATCCATCGCAGTGTTTAAAGTTTGTTCCTTTTCTTCTGGTAAGAAAAGGTTATTCTGTTTAAAGTACACCGAACGGAATAATTCGCCTGCAAGATCAATAAGGGTTAACCTGTGTGGAAGGTTTTTATTGTCGCGCAGGTTAACAATCATTTCCTGTATGCTTTCTATTGGTGACCCTTGTGGTAAGGTACAAATTCCACGACTATCAAATATGTTTGATAAAAGTGTCATATAGTCATAGCCCAAACAAGGTAATTTTTCGAGTATGCCTTTTTTCGTTGCGCTACTTATTATCGCCCCTAAAGCACATGTTTTACCTGACGATGGCGTACCCCAAAAATATACTTCCGTTGTATCACTTTGTAGCTTTTCCGGTGGTTGGCTTCCTGGCAAATCTGACGGTTCGTTGAATTTTTCTATGGCATCCGCTTTATCGTATCCGAGAATATTGGCTATGTCGTTCCAAGTGGCTACACCGTTACTTACTTTTTGTTTTATTTCATTGGCAAAATAAGCATTGCGGTCATATCGTAATTCATCGATAAATTTATCGCGGCTGGCATTAGCTTGTACCCGATTACGTGCTTCTTGTGCATAATTGCCATAAGGGTGTTGTTCCAAATACCGGCGGTAAGCCTGACTGTCACCAACGATGCAGGCATTATCCCAATCTTTGTCATCGCTTAATGCGTTTATGGCAGTTTTTATCTCGGCCTCGTGCTGGCCGGGATATTTCAATTGGTATTCGTTGTAGTCAAAAATAGTGTTGCGGCGCTTTGTCTCAAGCCACGGAAGGTCAACAAGCAATTCATTACATTCGGCTATATGTTTACCTGCCGGGAAAAGAGTCTTGTATTTGTTAAGCTGCTCTTCATTTAGGTTTGACTGTATATCAAACCATACGTCATCATCAAGTGCGTCCACGGCTTGACGCGCTTCATTGGCATGTAAGCCTTCCGGGAACTTTTCGAGATATTCGCTATATGCACTGACAGTGTTATTCCTTTGCGCAACAGCCCAAGATGCGTTGTCTTCATCCGCCATCTCTGTTCTTATCTCATTCTCTTTTTCTTTAAGAAGACCGGCAGCAATAAGTTCGCTTAATGAGACCTCCCCTTTCCTTATATAGTTTATAAGGTTTCTTAGTGGGATGCTATTGCAACTGTCCAATATTCTCTCTTTCCTGTTCATATCACTTTATTCATAATATTTGTCATCGTCATTTTTACTTGTCGCGGAGGCTAAGCTTTTTTCTGTCATGAAGTACGGCAACAGCATTATTGCAAAACATACTAAAGATACGATTATAGCCAAGGCTGATGGGGTATGGAACTGGCTGTATACTTTTGTCAGTTCTGATAATTGGTTATTAAATTCAGAGTATTCAAATTCATTTGGCTCCTCACCTTTATAGGTGACAGAAGAAAGTTTTTTATAGTTGTCAACCCAGTCGTCAACTTGTTTGTCAATCTTGCTGATATTTGACGGGGCCAAAGGGTTCCAAACGCTTGTGTTTTTGGCGCTTGCCAACCATTTATGACGCTCATTAACTATTTTCTCTGTTGCATCGGGCAGAAGTTTTGAGCGGAGGCTTTTCGCAAGATTTCCTATTTTTTCATCGTCGGTATTTCCTGTAGCCCCACCCAAACATTCATTGTATTGTGAAGGTTGTGTGTTTTTCGACATGCTTATTGTAGTGAGGGTGACTTTGTATGTGTCTATGCGCGCTTCCACATATTCTGCATATGCTTTGTCAAGACTTTCGGCGGCTTCGCAAGTATTGCTTATTTTTCCTTGTATCTCTTCGGAGTTGTTGATAACATCCATGAAGTTTGTGAACGGTATTGATGCTAAAGCAAATACAATAAGGATTATTAAGCCGAAAAATGTCTGTCCAATAACGCCAAGCCGTTTCCAACGGGTTGCTTTTGCCTTACACATGAACAACACACAGGTTGCCACTATGGCTATCAACGCCACAGTGAGAATTATAGGCAACAGGAGATTCCCTTTTTGCCAGTAGGTCAATCCAAGAAAAGTGATGTAGCTGAATACCAGCAACACCATAATCGCGAACACACTTGCGAAGTTAAAACTTGAGTTTTGCATGATGTATTTGTTGTTTAATTGTTTTTTATATTGAGCATCAAACGTTTTTATAGATTATTTACAATTTTGAGTAACGGAAAATACCTATGGGCAAAAGGTGGCAAATCGCCTCTTGAAAGGCCATGTTTCAGGCTCTGAAAGGTGGCTGATTGAAAGCCAATCTACGGCATTTTGCATTCGGATATTTCCCTTGAACATAAATCATTGATTTTCAGGCAATTGTTTTTTCAGTTCCTTTATTTTGTTTTCATATTCTTTTATAAGCCGTCTTATCTCGGCATAATCGTTGTTATTGCCGTCATTCGGAACCGGCTGTACCGGCTCTGTGGGCGTTCGTTCGGCTATGCCTGCAGCAGAATCGTCACCTTTGCCGTCTGGAACCGGTATTAGTTTCCGAACAGGCGGTTTTGAGAAGTCGCCACGCTTTGTGGCTTCAAGCGCTTTGTCTACCAACACCATTGGAGGAATATTGCCATATACATCGCTTCCTGTGCGGTAAAGCACATTGCGGGCTTGCTCGACTGTCAGGTCTTTTTTTATAGACTTCATCAGTGCAATGGTGCCGGCAACTATCGGCGCAGCCATACTTGTGCCATCACATGACTGCAACCTGCTTGTCGGGAAAGAACTGAAAATGTTTTTACCCGGTGCGGATATATCGGAGCATGGCCCGTAATTGGTGAAGTTTGTAGGACACATATCCTCATCAACAGCCGTTACTGTTATGGATGAGGCATTGCGGTTTTCAGGCGGTATGCTTGAAAGGATGTCGTCATTACCGGCTGCAAACACCAATATGCACTTTTTCCTTGCCGCTATGCTGCTGACCCTGCTCCATAAAGCCATCTCGTTCTTGAACTGCTCTTGCGATATTTGCTTCTGAACAGGGACTGGCAACGCATTAAGTCCTTTGAAAGACGGACCGATGGAGATGTTGACGACATCAGCATCATGATGAATTGCGTACATGACACCGGCCACAAGAGCAGATAGCGGACACCGCTTGTTGTCAAACACTTGTATCGGCATAAGCAGGCAATTTGGCGCAACACCGGATGCTCCTTTGCCGAAATATTCGGCACTGCCGACTGCCAATCCTGCCGTATGCGTACCATGTCCTTCGCCAACGCTCAGCCTGTTGTTTTGCGTAAAGACATTATACGCATCGACAATCCTTCCCTTGAACATAGGATGCGAGGCTTGTATGCCATCGTCGATTACAGCCACTTTAACTTTGTTACTTCCCTTTGTGTATTTCCATCCTTGCTGTAAATGTATTGCTTTCAAATGCCAGCCAGGATTAACCGGATTGTTGCTTATATGTCCGTTAAGTTCGTATATCTGCTCGTCAAAGACAAGAAACTTGTGGTTGGGTATCTTCTTGTTTATAGTCTGTCTTATGGCGTCACGCTCACCTTCGGGCACTTGGATTACCAGCATCTTAACTTCACGGTCAAAGCCTATGATATTGTATTGTTCACCGGGGTAAGCTTTTTTAAAGTCTGCTGCCAAAGCGTCTATATCGTCATTCTCATTTTCCATGAACAGGAACAGGCGGTTACCGATAATATCAGGAGTGCCGGGTTGTTCGATAATTGGTGGCTGTTCCCCACCTTCCCCCATAACAGGCGCAACTACACCTCCTCCTTCAGGCAATTTGCCATCATTGCCTGTAATGGGTTTGACAACTCCATTGTCTTCAACAACTTTCCCATCTTCGGTTTTCACGCTGTCTATTACGCCAACACCGTTGATTACCCTATGGCTGTCACAACCGTTGCAGGAACGCAACAGCAAATACAGGAGGAACAGAGCCAAGAGCAATATAAGGAAACGCAACAGCCAAGTAAGACAACTCGATGCAGTCAGCCAAAGCCAAAAACGTTTCCACCACGGCAATTTCTTTTCATAAAGCGCAGTATAAGTCGTGTCATTGGTTATAGGTTCGTTCACAGACCTATCCCAACCTTTAAAAGTGTACCCTTTGTTAGGCTTGACTTTTGGAACGGAATCGTTAGGAATACATGTCCCATCGTCCATTTGAAATGTTCCATTGCCTTCAATTTTGCCATTGTCGCCAGCAACAAACCTTACATTGTGCGTCGTTGGTATATCCTCATGCGGTGGCTCTGGCGCAGGTTTTTCCTCGTCAGCAACGAACATGGCAGTATATGATAAATCGTTGTTTACGGCTTGTCCCTCCGTAATGTCAGGAGTCCATCTGTCAAAATGGAATCCCGGATTGGGCATAGGAACTGGTATATCGGTCGATAACAATGCATTGCCCGGCTGTATTGCAACATCGACATTTCCTTGCAACGTTCCCCCGTCAGATGCAGTAAACCTTACCCTGTATTCATCTTTGCGGACACATACAGCCGTGTAGGTTATGTCGTTATTTACAACTTTTCCATGCGGAGCTTCAGGCAGCCATTTAACAAAGCCATAGTGCTGCTCTGGTTCAATCTGTGGGATATCTTTTGCCCCCTGCAACACATGCCCATGCTTACGCAATATTGATGATTGTCCGACAATACGTCCATGTCCGTTGACTGTATATGTAACCGTATGAACCCTGTGCTCTTTTACATCTTCCTTTATTACGGTTGTAATGTCTCGCCCCTTCCGCATACGCATACCCCAAACAGCGAAGGTTATCTTGCCGTCATAACAATAAGTCAGCTGTTCAGAATATTCATTGTCCAAGAATTTTACAGCGCAATCGAGATAGCTTTTTTCTTGAGTATTAACTGTTTCATTTACGGCTTTTCTTAATACCGACAAAACATCATCGCTAATAATTTTATACCTCTCATAACTTTCCGGGTCATGGGATTTTAAGCTGTATAATGTTTCCGGGGCTTCTGATGGTTGTGGGATATACCAGTCAATAGTACCTTTTGATGTATTTTCTTCAGGTTGGGCAAATACAATTTCAGGGTCAAATCCATGAATGTGCTTTTTGAACACACGCAAGAACTCGGCATAGCGACTATAAAATGGTGAGTTGTTGATCATTTCAACATTAAAATCGCTTAAGTTTGATTGACATAACCTTGTTTTGCCTTTTACTATAGTCATAACATCTTTAACTATTTATGTTTTCCAAAATCGCCTTAAGTTCAGAATTCGCATTTATGTCATAGTCGGGTAATTCACTCGCTAATATGTAGCCGCACCTTAGCTGTTGTTGCCATCTCCAAACTTTTTTATATTGGGGGAAACGTGCAAGAAACTTCCTGTCTCCGGCAACAAATGATTTTCCAGACAACATTTCTTTCAGTTTGTTCAAATCAGATAACAAATTGATGTTTTCTGTACTACCGTCATTGTCGATCAGACTTGTGTCAATATTCAGTTTAAGTTCTGTATTCTTCTTGAACAACTTTTGTTTGTCGCTGTCCTTGAGGAACTTGAAACCGAACGAGCTTGCAAAATCATTAAACTGTATTGACAGATAGTCAGAGATTATGCCGACAGATACTGATTTATCTATATTGGAAATATAATCATTTACTTTTTCTATAAAAGCCTGCCTTACGTCCATCATTTTATATAATGACCACAATGAAGACATAATGGTTGAAACGGCCGGTAATGTATTTTCATAACTATTGACTATAAGGGGGATAAAACGAAACGTATAAAAGTGGAGTGAGAGAAAAATCGGGGAAAGCGTTGATTTACAAAGGGTTTAAGGATGATGGACGAAATGAGAGGGAAAAACGAAACGTTACATTCGCTTTACATTTGCTTTACGTTTGGGTTCGATTTGAACGGTGTTTGAAGGGGATTGCTTTACATCGGGGCTGAGAATGTTATATTTTTGGCTGTCCTGACGGCTGTATGGGGCATTTCGTGGGCTTCTGGGCGCGTATGGCTGCTCATGTGGGTGCTTTATCGTCTGGACATGGAAATGGGCGCTGGTGGGGCTTAAAACGGCTTGTTTGGGTGGTGATTGAATGAAGGAGGGTGTGGCTGCGGCCATGCCTTTTATTTTGCTTGTTTCTTGCTTTTTATGCTTGTAAATTCTTCCAAATAGTTATTATTTGGTATATTTGCAAGCGAAAACGAATATTTAGGAAACAGAAAGGAACAGTTATGACAAAGGTTATACACGTGCATTTGATACATGGGCGGAAGAATTACTACTTCGGCTCAATATCGGCGATTTATACGGTTTTGACAGAGGATGAGGTGGGGATTAAGAAAAGCTCGCTGCTGCACGCCGGACTGGCTGACGGAGGTGTTATACTCAATAAAAAGGCTATGATCCGGCAGGGAGAGCTGATAAGAGGACCCAGGACGGAAAAAGAGAAGGGATAAGGATGGTTTAAACGGCTAAAACGCTGATATAACGGCATTTGAACGGCTTGAACACTGATTTGAACAGTGGTCAAGCCGTTTTTGTGTTTTTGAGGCTATTGAGATTGGTGAAAATGGGCGTTTTTCGGGGTTGGGTGTGCAGTTGGGTGTGCAGTTGGGTGTGCATGGAAAAACGAAATGTTCAGAGAGGGTGTGCATTTGGGTATTCACTTTTAACATGGAAAATAAGTGATTGACCCCCTATATAACTCCGAATAAATTGTGATTGATGTCATTTTCGGGCGTTTAGGGGGTGGGGATAATCCCACGTTTTGACATGTTATAAACCTTTGCGGAATGTCGGGAACGCCCTGTTTATCGGGGTTTTGGCTGCTTTGCTACCCTATTATACCTATATATGTGCGTGCGCGACACGGTTTGCGGTGTGGAGCGTGTGCGTGATGCGTGTGACGTGAGTATCAGACGAGGCGGACGAGTCCGACGATGATGCTCAGGCTGCATATGTCGTCGCGTGGGAGGAGAAAAGGGTGATGAACACTGTTGTTTTCCGACACGCATAGAATGCTGTCGGCATGATCTACGCTTTCCTGCACGCGTTTGACGAGTACCCCCTGGCTCGTTTCGAGGACATAGACGGTACCCCATTGGAAGAAGCGGATGTCTGTGATTTTGCGACAAGCGAGGAGGTCGCCACTATAATATAGCGGCACCATAGAGTCGCCAGACACCCGGATAAGGAAGTTTGCCCCTTTGTTCTCGAACTCCGGTATGACATAGCGCTCGCAGTCCTCCAGACGTACCCCACCGCCACTTTCGGCAGGAAAACCGGCGACTGCATCGAGCGGTATGAGTGGTATGCCCTCACTACTGCCTTTGGGAACTTTATGCACAGCTTCACCAATAGAGACAGATTGTTTGGGTATTGTCTTTTTACCTTTAGTAAAGACCGTTTTTAACGGCATTCCTCCTTCTTCTGCAACATCTTCAGGTGCAACCGATAAAGTGAGGTCTTTGCGAATATTAAATACATCCGTTATCAGATTCTTCTCGCTACCGAATAATAGCCACTCTGCAGAGATATTCGCGTTTGCGCATACTTTTACTAGGACATCATAAGATGGTTTACCCTTTCTTGCGCCAACCACATTTTCCACAACTGTAGGGTTGATTCCAACGGCTTTAGCAAAAGCTCGCTTATTTCCACCAAACAGTACTTTTATTATTTCTTCAAACCTCTCATTTATTGTCATAAGTATAAAATATTATCATTTGCGAATATTTTTATCCGCATTTATTTTGATTATTCGCAAAAGCGTATTATCTTTGCAGCGTGTTTAAGAATAAACGCGCGGTCAAAGATAGTGAAAAAGGCCGAGAATTACAAATTTTAGCAATTAAAGAATATGAACGAGGAGAATATTACTCTGTCGGCTCTTGTGGACGAGATACAGAGCGAGGCAGACAGAAAGATAGAGAACACGCGGCGCTTTTATGAAGCAGGCAAGCGCGACTGCGCCGCTGGTATATATGACAAGTGGTACAGATACAACACCTACCAGGACGGCCGTGCCTACGACATAGGCTGGATGGAGAAGAACGAAATGGTGAAGAACGAAACGGTGAAGTTCTTGAACCCATAATAGAATAGCCGAGGGTAGAAAGATTGCAGGATAACATGGAAGCCCCAAAGGCTGCACTGGATAGTCAGCCGCCGCACTGGATAGTCGGCAGGGGCAGCCTCGGATGACGGCGGGAAAGACCGCAGGAGTGGCAGGTTTGCCATGCGCTGGATAGCCATGTGGGGTTCGACTCCCCTACACTCCACGAACAAAAGTAATAACGAACTAAAAACAGAGGACAATGAAAAGAGTGATAACAGTAACCCGCTCCCAGCGGGAGTTTTTGGCAAAGGCCTTCGGCGTGACGAAGGAGATGGTGAGCTACGCATTGAACTTTCACCCGGTGAAGGGTCAGAGCGACCTGGCAAAGAAGATACGCTGCCTTGCCGTTCAGCGTGGCGGTTTTGAGTTGGTGACGGCTCCTGCGAGCGAGGTGGTGCATGACGCAGACAACATGATGCGCCAACACTTCGAGAACAGCTGGATGTGGGAAGGCGACAAGAACACGGGCGTACTGGAGTTGAAGGACGAGAAAGGCGACGTGGTGGAACGCATCGAGCACGCCGGGTTTACAGACATCAAGACCGTGCAGGAGAAGGTGAAAGCCATGTGCTGCGCCACTATGTAAGGAGAGAACCGCAAGAAGGAAAACAAAGACAAAAGGAAATGGAGTACTACAACAAGATATTGTGCGTGACGTTTGCCGAGCTGACGGGCGGCAGAGACCCCGTGATGAAGGCGAACACGCTGAAATGCAACGTGCAACGCAGCAACATAGCGTGTGCACGTCGTGGCGGCGGCGAGGGGACTCAGGCACTGTATGTGTGGAGCAGTATTCCGGAGAAGTACAGACGGCGGTTTGTGGCGACATACGGCGACCCAGAAGAAAAGATGCGAGAGGCTATGACGAAGGCAAGCATAAAGATAGATGCGAAGGCGCGTGAGTATTACGAAGCCTACACCTATATGGACAAGGACGGGCAGGAGCGCCACCTGACGGAGAAGATGATAGAGGAATATACCATCAACGCCTCGGTGCTTGGCGAGCTGGAGAAGATGGCGGCAAGACGCCAGGCCATCCGCAGCAGTCTGAATGCTCCGATGTCGGGTGCGTGGGACTTGATACTTGACAGTTCGGAACGTATGCGCGAGAGCTACGGACACACGCTTCCGGGCACATTGGCGCGACTGAAGACGCGACTGAAAGCTTGGAAGGCCGATGGCTACCAGAGCGTGGTGAGCGGCAAGTTGGGCAACTCCTCGGCACTGAAGATAACCGGTGACTTTCTGAAACTGATTGTGGCTTTGAAGCGTAGCAAGGTGCCGGTGTACACCGACGCGCAGCTGTTTGAGAAGGCAAACGAGATAGCCGAGGAAAGAGGCTGGAAGCCGATAAGAAGCCTAAGCGGTATGAAGAAATGGCTGAACAGCCCGTCGGTTGAGCCTTTATGGTATGACGCCGTATATGGCGAGCAGGCAGCCCGTCAGCGTTACGGCAGAAAGCACAAGACGGCACTTCCGACACGCAGGGACACGCTATGGTATGGTGACGGCACGAAGCTGAACCTTTACTATAGGGACGAGCAGGGCAAGGTGCGGACGACCCAGGTGTATGAAGTGATCGACGCAATGAGCGAGGTGCTTCTGGGCTACTGCATCAGCGACACAGAGGACTATGAGGCCCAATACCACGCCTACCGCATGGCAATCCAGAAGAGCGGACACAAGCCTTATGAGATTGTTTATGACAACCAGGGCGGCCACAAGAAGCTGGACTCGGACGGCTTTATCGGGAAGATCTGCCGCGTACACAGACCGACACAGCCCTACAACGGCGAGTCGAAGACGATAGAGAGCGTGTTCGGACGGTTTCAGGCTCAGGTGCTGCACAAGGACTGGCGCTTCACGGGTCAGAACGTGACGGCGAAGAAGGCGTCGAGCCGCCCGAACGTAGAGTTTATCGAAGCCAACAAGGACAGTCTGTACACTCTGGAGGAGCTGAAAGATGCCTATGCCGCAGCCCGTAAGAAATGGAACGAGGGTGTGCACCCTGCGACGGGAGAGCGTAGGATAGACATGTATGAGAAGAGCGTGAACGAGGAGACCCAGGAAGTGACGCTGCACGACATGGTGGACATGTTCTGGGTGTTTACGAAACGCATGGCTACGTTCACGGACCAGGGCCTGCAGGTGACGGTGAAGGGCGAGAAACGGCAGTACGAAGTGTGCTCATCGCCCGGCGTACCCGACCACGAGTGGCGAAGGAGGCACACCTACGAGCGTTTCATCGTGGCTTACGACCCTTACGACTTTGCGAGCATCAGACTCTATACAAAAGGCACAGACGGCTCGCTGCGCTTTGAGCGGACGGCAGAACCCTACATACTGATACACCGCGCCCTGCAAGACCAGCAGGGGACGGACGATGCGAAGTTTATCCGCCAGGAGCAGGAAGCCAACCTTCAGGACCGCATAGAGCGGACGGTGGCCGGCAGGACGATAGCCGCCGAGCATGGTACGGACGCAGAGCAGCAGGGTCTGCACAGTCCGAAGCTGAAGGGCACGACGGCAGCCGTGCAGCGGCAGATAGACCACCGCATGGAGCGTTACTCGCAGCCGCCTGAGCAGTACCAGCTGGGAAGACACACGAAATCGCTGAGCCTTGACGACTGGCTGGACGTGATGGAGGGCGGTGATGATGGCGACACGCCGAGAATACCGCTTCCGATGGAGAAGAAGATTGCATCAAAACTGTAGAATCAATAAAAACAAACGATATGAACGAGAAACAGAAAGAACAGATACGCGAGGCCCTGCGCCTCTATGTGATGAAATATCCGAGCCAAAACAAGGCAGCAGCCAGTCTGGACGGTACGAGTGCGGGCACGGTAAGCTCGGTGCTGAGCGGCAAGTGGGAGAACATCAGCGACGACATGTGGCGAAAGATAGCCTCGCAGGTGGGAACCGCCACCCCTGGTGCCTGGCAGATGGTGGAGACCACTGCAGCAAAAGAGATGGCCTATGCGATGACTGACGCCCAGGAATGGAAGAACGTGACCTGGGTGGTGGGCGAAGCCGGATGCGGCAAGACCACGGCAGCGCGGCTTTACGAGCGTGAGCACAGCGGTGCCTACTACGTTCTGTGCTCGGAAGACATGAAGCGCAGCGACTTTATCCGCGACATTGCGAAGAAGATAGGCTTGAGGACTGACGGCATGACGATAAGAGACATGCTTGACGCAATCATCGGCGCGCTGATACAGACGGAGAACCCGGTGCTGCTGTTCGATGAAGCTGACAAGCTGACGGAAAGGGTGTTCCACTACTTCATAGACCTGTATAACAGGCTTGAGGACAAATGCGGCATCGTGTTTTTCTCGACCTCTTATATCAAGCGCAGGATGAAGATGGGACTGCGTTATGACAAGAAAGGCTATAACGAGATACACTCCAGGATAGGACGCAAGTTCTTCGAGCTGGAGCAGACAAGTCCGAACGACGTTTATGCGATCTGCGTGGCGAACGGACTGACCGACCGCAAGAAGATAGCTGAGGTGGTGAAGGACGCTGAGCAGTATGACTTCGACCTGCGGAGGGTGAAGAAAGGTGTACACAGAGTGAAGCAGATGGACGCTTGAACGGTGTTCAAATAACATTCAAACGATATGAAAAGAGCGATAAGCGTGAGCGAGCTGCTTGCGACGAGGTATGACACGTATAAGCTGAGCGATGAATGGAAGGCTGCCTTCGGCGAGCCAGAGCGGAACGGCGTATGGTTTGTCTGGGGGCGTAGCGGAAGCGGCAAGACGAGTTTTGTGCTGAAGCTTTGCAAGGAGCTATGCCGATTCGGGAGAGTGGCTTATGACAGTCTGGAGGAGGGTTCGAGTCTGACGATGAAGAATGCCTTTATTAGAGCTGGTATGCAAGATGTGGCGCGGAGGATGGTGCTTCTTGACGGTGAGAGCATGGAAGAGCTTGACAAGCGTCTGTCGAAGCGCAAGAGTCCGGACACGGTGATCATCGACTCGTTTCAGTATACGAGAATGAGCTTTGAGGACTATTTGGCTTTCAAGGCTCGGCATCCGAACAAGCTGCTTGTGATAATAAGCCAGGCAAGCGGTACGAAGCCGAAGGGTCGTACAGCAGAGAGCGTGATGTATGATGCGACGCTTAAGATATGGGTGGAGGGCTATCGTGCATTCTCGAAGGGCAGATTTTTCGGTGACAAGGGTTATTACACGATATGGGCAGAAAGAGCCGAGGAATACTGGAGTAAAGATATAAAACAATGAGTAAGGACATGAACGACTACCGGCAGGGTGACACGATATACATCCTGCTGAAGAAGAGCCAGGCGGAGAGCGTGATGGACGAATGGCTGGAGGGTAACTGGCAATGTGACCTGACTGCACACCGCAGCCAGAAGAACAAAGGGTGTGTGGTGCTGGAAACTACCGACCTGATGTTTGCGGCACGGATTATCCAGTGGCACACTTATGAGAGAGTAACATATAAACGCGAGAAACAATGAGCGGTAAGCATCGAATGATATGGCTGACGCCACCAGTTTACGGCAGCAAGGAAGAACGGATCGAGAGCCGAGGATATACTTGCGAATACTGTCATGGTCAGGGTGGTTTTTTAGGCGACCGGAGCAGCCCGAACGACAGCGAATGGAAAATCTGCCCCGTATGTGAGGGCAGCGGCAAGATGGACGCCGAAGTGACCATCAAGTGGAAGCCAAGTAAACGAGAAAATGACAAACAAAGAACCCATAAATATTGACACAATGAAAGTTTTAGACGAGTTGAAAGCGTGGCTGAACGCAGAGCGCAAGGCCCGCAACGAGAAAAAGGCTGCGAAGAAAGCAGCAGCTTTGGTTAGAGAGAGCGAAGCGATAGTTCAGGCTCGCGAGTTCAGCGGTGAGGTGTATGTGTGTTTCAACAACGTGCCTATACTGCCAGCCGACGGGCTGACCTGGGACGTGCCGACGACACTTGCCGTGGCGAGGGAGGCGTGGCTGAAATGGAAAGAAAAGGAGGCGGAGCATGAACCACGTCGATAACTACGGGAAGTTCTACAAGCTGCTGAAGCTACTTCCCGGCGCAGACAAGGAGACCTTGGTGCGGCAGTTTACCAACGAGAGAACCGAGCACCTGCGGCAGATGACCGACAAGGAGTATGAGCTTATGTGCAAGGAAATGGAGCGTGTGGCGGGCTACGACGAACGGCGTGCCGCTCTGCTGAAGGCGAAGCGCAAAGCGCGTAGCGGCGTGCTACACCAGATGCAGCTGTGGGGTGTGAACACGGCAGACTGGAAAGCCGTGGACCGCTTCTGCGAGGACAAACGGATAGCGGGCAAGGCTTTCCGCTTCCTGGACAGCGTGGAACTGTCAGACCTGAACACGAAACTGCGTGCCATGAACCGCAAGAAGAAAGAAAACGAGTAATGAACCCATAAAAAGAAAAGACAATGGAAACAAAGAACGAGACAGTGGACCCCTTGAAGGGTATGACGAAGGAGCAGCGTGCCGAGCTGTTAGCACGGCTGCAGACCGAGGTAAAGAACGACCGCATGGCGAAGCGCGAGAGCTACGAGGCGCTGCGTGGGCAGTTTATGCATGACGTGCTGGGCAGAGTGGAGAACTTGGAGAGTGAGGTTTCGGGTTTCAAGAAATGGCTTGACGACGAGGTTACGGCTTTCACGAAACTCATGCGCGAGTATGGCGCTGTGAAGAACGAGAGCCAGCAGAGCTACACGATCACTGACGGGGACTTCAAACTTGAGGTGAAGTTTAACAAGGTGAAGGGCTTTGACGAGCGTGCAGACCTTGCAGCCGAGCGCCTTGTGGACTATCTGAAGCGCTACATGGAGGCGAGCGAGAAGGGTGTGGAGGACCCGATGTACCAGATGGCGATGACGCTTCTGGAACGCAACAAGACGGGCGACCTGGACTACAAGAGCATCTCGAAGCTTTATGAGCTGGAAGACCGCTTTGACGAGGAGTATGCAGAAATCATGCGTCTGTTCAAGGAAGCCAATGTGGTTCAGGCCACGGCGACGAACTACTACTTCTCTAAGCGCAATCCTGAGAACGGTGTGTGGAGCCGCATAGAGCCGAGCTTCTGCCGATTGTGATGATGTGCTGGGCCTTTTTGAGCCTTTCTGAGCCTTTGGAGGGCGCAAGATGAATAAAGCCACCTAAATATGAGCGATTTAGGTGGCTTTTTGCTTGCGGTTTAAGGGAAAAGTTTATTTTTGCAGACTATGAAAAAAGGAAGGAATAAAGAGCTGATAAAGCTGAGGGACGAGGCTCTGTACCGCCGTTACTATTACTGGACGGAGGTGCAGCGCCTACGTTTTGATGATGCCCTGAAGCTTCTTTCAGAACGTGAGTTCTTTATTTCGGAAGAGCGCATCATGAGCATCATCAGACGTAAGTGCAGGGAGGGCGGTATGGTAAACGTGAAGCCACTGCCGAAGGTGAAAGTTCCTCGGCTTACCGCGAGCCAGCTGGAGCTATTCCCGACGCTGTGAGAGAAGAGCAGACTCGTCGTGGATGGTGAACGAAAAGATGTACTCATAGACCTTTATGCCACCGGGCATAGAATAGAAACGCGACTTGGTGCGTATCATCGGCGACATATATCCGAATGGGCGGAAACACTGCAATGCGGTGTAGAGGCTGTTTGCCATTTGCAAACGCTCTGCCACCTTTGACTCGGTTCCCGATCCGTAGTGCGTGTCGTCATAGCAATCGACGGCGAGACGTACAGAGAACTGCACCTGCCCCTTCTGGGCTCCCATGCCGACATTAGTCCAATCGGCTTCGAGATTGCCGATGAGGACGCACGGAAAGGTGACCGGGTAGGCATCTTCCTCAATGCCTGCCTCCAACTGACCACAGTCTTCGTCAACGAGTGAGAGACCGGTCATTTTGTTAGTGATGAGTTCGATAATGAGTTTGAACAATTCTTCCATAATGATTTTATTTTTCAGAGTTTAATATCTTGATAATTTCCTGTTTTGTGCGTTCGTGTATCATGTCCTGCAGCTCGCGGCTATCTCCGAGGAACTGTCGCTGTGGGATATGTACGGAGAGTTTCTTCTTTTTTGTGAGAGCGAGGGCACGCCACTTCTGTGCAAGTGGATTTGCAGCAGCCTCGTCGGTACGCTTCTTTTTGCTTTTCTTGGAGGCGTTTCGCTTGATGCCCGCCTCGCGATAGAACATGGCCCATGCAAAGCGTCGCATCTTAGGTGTGACAGAGGGGTGGAGTGTTCCTCCCCAGTTGTGTATGGGAGCATATAGCAGGTCGTTTGCCACCTTGACGCGATAGTCTGACGGCGTGTACTTTATGGACGCGAACAGATGGTTGCGTGAGGAAAGGAGCGGTCCATAGCGCGATGCTGCCGTCTTGCCTCCTGCGAGCTGCCTCCCGGTAGTTTGCCAATGGTGGACCCCACCATTGACAAAGGCACTGATGCGGAAACTGTTCTGAAAGAAGTCCTTTGCCATGCGTCCTGCAATGACGGGGAGGCGCCTTCGCATAAGATGGTCGATTTGTTTGCTATGCGATTTTAGTTGTTTTGAGAAATCCTTTAGTTCCATACCATTGGGAATAAGACGTAAAACATGAGTGCTGCGATGATGCCGCCGAGAACGGTGCAGAGCCAGTCAGTCCAGTCCCAGAGGTTGCCGTATAGGCGGTCTTTTAGCTCAAGGCACGATGCAGCGACGGCTGCGGCATATATGGCAGCATAGAAAGAACCGGCAAGTGTGGCGACGATGAAGCCACCGATGAGATGCTTGTATCGGTTAGACGCTGCGAAAAAAGAGAAAAATTTGTTCATAACGCTTGTTTATTAAATTATTATTATTAACTTTGCGACAGCTTCGATGAGAAGTTAGCATGTGCTACGGCACGTTGCATCGCGGGGAGGTCTGCAAAGGCTTCCCCGTAGTTATTTTTAGTTGTAGTAGAATTTACGGTCTTTATAGAACAATCTGACATTGCCTTTTTCGTAAATCCAAACCTCGTTGACTTCCTGTCCTGGCAAATGTATTCTTGCCATGACCGCTTTTCGTATGAAGCGGTCGGAGCATCCCTTTGTATTATTGATAACAACACGTGAGGACTGCTGTAGTCCATGGGATAGCATGTGTCCGACTTTCTTTTTGTTCCACGGCTTGACAAAGCCCTCATACTCGTAGAATACGCCATCGACAGAGAAGTCGGGGCATTTGTTTTCGTATTTTGTACCAATGAGCGAACCATAAATTTGTTTGTATTCCTCGGACTTGCAGTGTAATCGCGGAGTCATACGAACCTCGTGTCCCATTTTTGCGAGCTGTAGGCAGATGCGCTTCATGTCCTTGTAGTCGGCTTTGTCCTTGTCGATGTCGGGATGCACATATAGTTTGCCCCCATTTTTGAAATTATGCTCCAACTTAAAACCGTCCGATGACATACGACTTATGCAGGCGTTGATGTACGGGCAGTTATAGCAGTCCTTTGCCCTATTGGTAAAGACGCTGCGCAGTGTGTCCTTGAATCCCGGCTTGTAGAAACTACATGAGGCGCATGATTTTGGGAAGTAGGGATGCGACTGTGCGAACACAGCCCCGTCAGTTCCTGGATTGGAATCGAGTCCGGGCTGCGGATTGCTTGCCTTGTCGGAAGAAGGCGCAGCAGTGCATGGTTCGTCGGTGGATGTAAGCGAGCACTTGCAGTTCCATCGGTCGCCCGGCCGGTGTTCGTTCCAGAACGGGTCGTTGATGGGTCGGACCGTGTTCCAAAAGAGCTGATGGTCGGCGCCCGGATTGGGCGATGTGGATGGCATCCATTTGAGGTTGGGCAGTACGTCTGCCTCCCGTAGGAACTGTTGCCAGTCGGCTGCCTGGTGTGCCCGAATAACCGCCGTGTCGTATTCGGTGCGCAGCCATGCCCCACACTGATGCGAGGCGATGGGCAGAACATCGTTTGCCCACTGATTGAACGGCTTTAAATCGCCGTTTGAATCGGTGAGAAGTCTTGCCATATCAGATTGCATACGGTGGACCTTGAAGGCAGAGAAGACCTCGTTGGAATGGCGTAGCGCCTGACGGAAGTCGTCATCCAGATCGGGCACATCGGCTGCGGCCATGCTCTGGGCTGTAGCCTCATTGAATCTGCGCAGGATGGCACGGAACAGTTCGGGCGAAAGGTCGGTGGGAGACTGCGCCTTGCCCCGACGGTAGATGTCGTGGAGAACCTGCGCGATGAAATCGTCGGAGAACTCCATGGACGCAGCCACATCGTCAGTCTTCGCCTGGTAGAGATTGTTGACTACCACTCTAAATCCGCCCCGCCCGGTTGCGGGGCTTTTGCGAAAAAAGAGCGCAGCCAGTTTTTGAAAGACTTTTTTTGTTTGGGCGACGGTTCGGAGTTCTTTTTGTCATCGCTGTTTTCGGGTTCGTCATCATCATCGGCAGGGAACTGCTGATTGGCAATGGAGGCAAGCGCCTCCTTTTTTTGTTGCTGTTCGGCTTTCAGTTTGTCGTAATCGGCAGGTTTTTCGACACCGAACTCCTCATAGAGATAGTCGTCGGAGACAGGCAGCTGAAAGTTGGTGCGCAGCTGCGTGAGTATGTTCATCTTTGTGGAAGGGTCGATGTCCTTCTGCTCGGGGAAACAGAACTCTCCGCCAAAGGTATTGATGCCCATGCGCTGGAATATGTCCGTCATGTCGTAATTGAGCACATCGAGGATGTATCGTCGGTCGGCCTGCGCCACTCGGTCCTCCACCTTCTTGTGTACGGTGCCGAGCGCCTGCGTTCCGTTTTCGGATGATTCGGTGGTGAGCGTGTTTCCGAGTATGAGCTTTGAAATCTCGTTGTTGCAGCGCTCGCAGAATCTCTCGTAGACATCTGCCGACCCCGTCTTGTTGCCCGCCTCAACGAGGTTTAGCGTGGTGTCCTTGCCATGCACGAAAACTGCGAGCGAGCCGGCATTGTATGCATCGTCGATGGCTCGCTGTCGTGAGTCCTCGTCATCGGTCTCGTAAGTGTACTCCTGAATGGGCATGCCAAAGACCTCGGAGAACTGTGACCAGTCGCCCGTGGTGTTGCGCTTGTATATGACCCATGGTGCAGCCTTGGCGAGGAGTCCGAGGTCAGAAGGCGATCCGATGAAAAGCAGGTCGGGGTATTCGTCCCATGAGGTGCCGGTGATGTCGGTCTGGTGTCGCAGTATGAGTCGGCGCACAGGGTCGGCGTGCTTTCTTGGGATGAGGTCGTAATCGACCCACTCCCCCTGGCGATAGAACTGGCAGAGGGAAAAGCCCCACATCTTGGCATCTATAATGTCGGTGACGAGTCGTGAGAACCATGGTGACTTAATCTGCTCGTTGACCGCCTCGTCGGGCTTGCCGTCTCTCCAGAACTCGATGTCGGCACATAGTACGGCATTGCGTCGTTTCTCGATGACGCAGGAGAGGTGTGTGTCCATGAGTATGTCAGAGTAAAGGTCGTAGAGTTTGTATCGTCGCGAGAAATCGACATCCTCAGCCGCCCGGACAGCCGAAGTGAAGTCTGCGATGTCGATTCCGAAGCGCTTTGGCTGCGTGAGCACAATGACATTGGGGTGCTGCTGTCCCTGCTGGGGAATGTTTCCGCCAATGGTGATTTTGCCCTTTGGGGCTTTGCTATACTTTCGTTTTGTCATAATCAGAATTTTTAATTGTCAGTTACCAGTGATTGACCCGTTTGGGGTTGCTTTTCAAGCGGAATGGCGCATGTGCAGCACGCACCTCCTCGGGCAGTAGCGGTGCCCCCTCGATGGAGATGTCCTCTGCGGCGACCGCCTTCATCCACTCGACTGCCCGGTCGTAGCGGTCCTTGCGCAACTGTGAGAGTTTCTGCGGGTTGTGAATACAGAAGATGTGGTATACGGCGATGTCTATGACCATCATGAGTACGAGCTGGAGTCGGTCGGACCCAGTGGCCGCGAAAATACGGTCGCAGTCGTATCGTTTGGAGAGATAGCACCTCATTTCGGCGATGGCCCGATCCTCACAAATCTCGATGACCGATTCGTCGGCTCTGGTGAGCGCATCGAGAATCTCTCGGTGAATGGAGGCATCGTAGTCGGAAAGTTGTACGAATTGGCTCATATATATATTGTTTTGAATTTATAATCTTCGTTTGTTGCGTGTGCGTATGTCGGCACGCGAGCGTGTGACCGGTGGTTCTGCCCTGTGCTGAATTTCGTCGATGATGCGATTGCCGCCCTCAACGGCATCAGGGCCGTCGGCCGGATAGCGTAGTGAGAGGGTGAAGAGTGTGAACTGGTCGAGGAGTTCCTTCATGTGGGGATTGTCGCGTTCCGCCTCGTTGAGTATGAGATTACCGGCACGGTTCATCGGTTCGAGGTTAGCTTCGATGCGTGTTGCCTTGTCGGTTTTCTTCTCCTCGTCGCCCCTGATGTAGAGCTGTACGCCCTGCTCGCGTCGCACCTTGGCGACGAGCGGCTTAAATACCTGCTGAAAGAACGGGTCCTGAAGTTTGTTGTTCTCCATGTAGCAATAGACTGGAGCACGACCTCCGACAAATGCGAGCAGCTGCACATACCAGTCGATGAACTCGGCATTGAGCGCCTGAGCCAAAAACGTCTTTATGACGTACAACTTGCCGGAGAGCTTGCCGAGGAGTGAGACCGTCTTGAACGACTTGCCTTTTTTGCCCTTGCCTTCGCCCGGAGCGGGGTCGCCGTAAGCCACGAGGAACTTGAACTTGGAGAGCGGTGGCACCTTTCCGAAAGCCATCTCGGAGAATATCTCGCCCTCTGAGATGGGGTTGTTGAAGTACTCGCCCTGTGCTGACTTCTTGGAAATCTTGGCGAGAACACGGTCGATGTGCTCCTCAGAGTTTTTCTCGGGCCATGTGGAGTGTCCGTCCTTGTCGCGGATATTAACGATGTCCCAATGGTCGGCCATTGCTCCTGCGCGTACGACACAGCAGTCCTTGGCGATGATGTTGCCGCAGAAGAGCACCAGTGTAGGCTCAGAGACAGAGCGCGTTGGGTAAAGCGCCTTCTCCCACCAGTCCCATCGTTTCTGTATGATGTCGGGATTGAGCGTGTCCTGGTCTGTGTCGAAGTCATCGACAATCAATACATCCGGGCGTACGGCATCCTTTCTGGAGCCACGTGGTGACTGTCCTGCACCGAGTGCCCGGAATGCCACGCCCTGCTTGGTGATGAACTCGTCCTCCGTCCATGAGCCGAGCGACTGCTGCTTTCCGTAGTAGGCGATGATGCGCCCGTTGGCCTCGAGGTTGGCCCGGAACGGGTCGAGCAGGCGGACGGCATTGTCGAAGGAATTGGATGTGAGTATGACATTTCGTTTAAGCCCGGTGAGTGTGAGGTACATGATGCAGAACATGGCACAAGTGGACTTGGCGAGCTCTCGGCTCCATGAGATTACCTCGAACCACTCGGGATTGGAGAGAATGCGTCGTATGGCCCTTTTCTGAAAAGGTGCGAACTCATACTGTGCGAAGTTCGGGAAAAAGAATTTTATCCATTCGAGCGGGCGTGCTTCAAGCCATGCACGGTGCTTCTGTATTTCGGCCTGTGACATGGAGCGATCAACGGGCGTTGCTCGCGCGATGTTGTCCTTGAACTTTTCCCAGTTTTGTAGTGCTATACGGTCAGTCTGTTTCATACGCTGTTAGAGTTTGTCCTTGATGTAAGCGTCGAAAAGCGAGGTTAGCTCCTTTGCCTTGTCGAGGTCGGATGGTCGCATCCACTCGATGACATCAGTGAGCACAGCGATGCGGTCGGCGATGCCCACCTCTTGCTCCATGTTTCGTATTGCTGATGTGAGCTTCACGATAGTGTCAGCCTGCTTAGCATCAGGGTATCGTTGCCCCTCTGGTTTGAGCTGTATTGCGTTGTTGACTTCGGCCACCTGACGATAGAGGCTTTGTACCTGCTCACGTCGTGTGAGCGTGAGTCCGACCTTCTGTTCCTCCCATTTGCCGCCGCGGCACCAGTTTGAGACTGTGACGCGTGACACTCCCACACGGTCGGCAATCTCCTGCTGTGTGAGGTTTTCTCGGAGATAAAGCGTGCGAGCCCACTCTTTTTTCTGTGTATTGGTTAAATCTGCCATTGAAAAATCTGTTTATAATGTGAATAAATGCAGTGCAAAATTACCGTGAAAAGGAGTGAATCCGAGCGAGTGAAAAGCATGATGACAAGTTGCGGCGTTATGATGCCGGCATAACGTTTCATGATAAAACAGGGGGTATGGAATGAGGTTGGAAAGCCATTAACTTTGCAACCGCAACATGGGCAAACTGCCCGACAAAGAAGGAGACAATGAGCAAATATTTCAATATCAAGAAAGCGGCGAGCGTGAGCACCATCTACATGTATGGCGACATCGGCTACGAGGTGGCGAGCGGTCAGATAGCCGCCGAGCTGGCAGCCTGCGCCGAGGAGAGTGAGCGTATAGACATCCGCATCAACTCGAACGGCGGCGACGTGTTCAGCGGTATAGCCATCTACAACGCCATCCGCCAGAGCGATGCCGACATACGTCTTTACGTGGACGGTGTGGCGGCGAGCATGGCGAGCGTGATAGCGCTGTGCGGCAAGCCAGTGGAGATGAGCCGGTATGCGCGTCTGATGCTTCACAGCGTGAGCGGTGGCTGCTACGGCAACAAGCAAGAGATGGCGAAGTGCATCGCGGAGATAGAGAGCCTGGAGGACAGTCTGGGCGAGATGTACGCCCAACGCATGGGCATGAGCAAAGAAGAAGTGAAAGCCCAATACTTTGACGGGACAGACCACTGGCTGACGGCGCAGGAGGCCCTGCAGATGGGTCTGATAGACGGCATTTATGATGCGGACCCCGTGGCTGAGGACAGCACCCCGGAGGAGATATACACGACATTCAACAACCGGCTCAGGAACGAGCCACAAAAAGCGAACGATATGACATTAGAAGAACTGAAGAAACAGGCGCAGTTTAAGGACTGCAAGAGTGATGAAGAAGTGGTGGCGAGGGCTCAGCACTATGCGACCCTTGCCGGCAAGGCACAGACCTTGGAGGACGAGAACAAAGCGCTGAAGACGAAGCTGAAGGGCTTTGAGGACAAAGCCGAGGCAGACGCAGAGGCTGAGCGCAAGGAACTGCTGGACGCAGCTGAGCAGGACGGCCGCATCAACGCTGAAAGCCGCCCGACCTTCGAGAACATTCTGAAGGGAAACATGGCCGAGGGCAAGAAGGTGCTTTCCGCGCTGACCCCGAAGCGCAAGGTGATGAACGACCTGCATGTGCAGCCCGGCGTGAGCGACGGCCCATGGGAGCAGCGCCAGAAGCAGATCAGAGAAGCGCGCATGAAGCGCCAGTTCCAGTAAAGGACGAGAGACAGAAGAACCATAAAAAGGAAAACAAATGGCAATAGTAGTAAAGAACACGAACTACAACGGCGAGGTGCTGGAGCGCATCCTGACCGTTGCGACCACGGGCAACGAGCTTGTGGACAAGGGACTCATCATGGTGATTCCCGGTGTGGAAAAGAAAATCAGCGTGCCACGCCTAAAGGCGGGCAAGATGCTGCAGAAGCGCAAGGAAGACCCTCAGAAGAGCGATGCCCAGGGCGACTTCAATTACAGCGAGCAGACCTTGGAGCCCCACGACTTCATGGCGTTCACGGTGTTTAACCCACGAGCTTTTGAGCAGATATGGAGAAAGTGGCAGCCTAAGGGCAACCTGGTGTTTGCGGAACTTCCTCCCGAGGCCCAGAACGCTCTTCTGGAGGCGCTGTCGAAGCAGGTGCAGTTTGAGCTTGGCAACCTGTTTGTGAACGGCGAGTATGTGAGCGGCGGCACCGACGACCAGCTGATGGACGGCATATTGACGCAAGCAGCCAAGGCAAGCGACGTAATTGTGGTGAACCCTGAGGGCCCCACCTCGATGATAGACCGCTTGTATGCTGTGCGCAACGCCATCCCCAAGGCGATGCGCGAGAACCCGAACCTGCGCATTCTGATGAGCGTTGACGATTTTGACCAGTACGACAAGGAACTGACAGAGCGCGAGCACAAGAACTCTAACGAGAGCGAGGTGAACAGCAAGCGCTTCAAGGGCATCGCCATCGAGACTGTGGCCGCCTGGCCAGACTCGCTCATCATGGCGACGCTGTGCTCGCCCGATGCGGACGGCAACTTCTTCGCTGCGGTGAACCTTCAGGACGACGAGAGCGTGATCCAGATAGACAAGCTGAGCAACCCATCGGAGCTGTACTTCTTCAAGCTGCTGATGAAGGCCGACACGAACGTTGGCTTCGGCGAGGAGATTGTGGTGATGGACTGGAGAAAGACCAAGAAGTTCAATTACGTGCCCGAGGGATAGAAACTGGGAACGGCGGAGTGCGTGGAACCGCCTCCGCCCAGGTAACAAATACAATTAAAATAAAAAAAAGATTATGGCAGAGAAAAAGACAGTGAGTGTGAAGGTCGTGGCAAAGTTTCGCGACAAGGAAGACCTGAGCGTGGTGCACGAGGCAGGTGAGGTGCTTGAATTTGAGCTGGATCGTGCCCATGACGTTGTGGAACAGTATGCTGACCCCATCGGCTAGGCTATGGCAAGGATGAAATATCTGGTGCTGCACTGCACAGCCACTCCAGAAGGCCGTGAGGTAAGCTCTAAAGAGATACGCCACTGGCACACTGATCCGGTGAAGAAGGGCGGCAGGGGCTGGAAGCAGGTGGGTTACACCGATTTGTTCCATCTGGACGGAACAGTGGAGCGCCTGGTGAAGAACAACGAGGATGCGGAGGTGGACCCCTGGGAGGTGACGAACGGTGCTGCGGGCTATAACTCGGTGAGCCGCCATGTGGTGTATGCCGGCGGTCTGGCAAAGGACGGCAAGACGGCCAAGGACACGCGCACTGCGGCACAGCTGAAGGCTATGACTGACTATGTGAGGAACTTTCATGAAAGGTTTCCACAGATCAAGATTGTGGGTCACCGTGACCTGCCAGGCGTGACTAAAGCCTGCCCGAGTTTTGACGTGAAGGCATGGTTGGAGAGCATCGGCATCAGGCAGTAAGGAGAGTGTAAAAACAGAGTAAATAACGAATAAAGAGAAAACAAGGATGGCGGACACAGTAATCATGCAAATCCTGCAGTGGGCTATACCCTCGGGCGGCATAGGTGCCGCCATCGCTTGGGTTGCGAACCGCAAGGTGAAGGAGGCCGAGACGGCGAAGAGCGTGCATGACACCTACAAGGTGATGTACGAAGACGTATCGACGCTGCTTGTGGAAACGCAGAAGAAATATGAAGAGACGACAAAGATCACTGAGAAACTGGTGGCTGAAAACAACCTCACGCGACGTGCTGTCAACCGTCTGTCGCGTGCCATTGAGGCTATTCAGCTATGTCCTCACAGGGCTGCTTGTCCTGTCAGCAGCGAGCTGCAGCTCGACGAGACAGACGGTGAGGTCGGAAAACAAAGTGTCGGCAAGCGCAGTGCGAAAGGACAGCGCAAGCGCCGCGACGAGCGTGATGCAGGCGTGGTGGACGGCGCCGGTGAAGGCGGACACGGCATTGCTGGAGATAGCGCTTGACTCCGGTCTGTGGCGACTGCCTGAAGGAGCGAGCTATGCTGCGAGCTCGGGCCGTGCGCACGTGAAGGCGAGTGTGAAGCAGAACACGGGCGGTAAGCCTCCTACCCTGGTGATAGAGAGCGGCTGCGACAGTTTGGCGCGTCTGTGTGCGTATTATGAGGCGGAGAACGAGCGCCTGAGCGTGAAGAACGCTCATCTTCAGGACAGTGCTCAAACGGCGGTTGAAGAACGTTCGAAAGAGCGAGGGCTGTGGTGGGTGGACTGGTGTGTATTTATTGCAGGCGGAATAGTCTGCACGGTAATAACAATTTTAACAATGAAGATTTATGAACGATTTTATGTACGGCCTGGCGGTCGTTAAGGTAGGCGAAAAAAAGCTTGGCTACATCGAGGAAAACAGCTTCAAGCTGAACGGTGCGAAGGGCGAGGTGACGAAGATCAATGCTGCCCAGAAGCATGGCGGCCCTGTGCTTGTGATTCCGAAGTCGAACGGCACGATAGCTCCGAGCTTTGACCTTATCCAGATGGACTACGAGAACATGGCAGCCCTGATGGGCGGTGAGGTAGTGAAGACGGGTGATTCTGCTGCTACTGGCTGGAAGGCTCCATCGAAGCTTGTTCAGATTACGAGCCCGCTGTCGATTCAGACGGACTCGTCGCACGAGGTGAAGATCAAGAAGGCTTTTGTGTCGGCTTACATTGACGGCGACCTGAACTTGGACAGTGTGTCGAAGGTGAAGGTTGAGGTTGAGGTGATGATTCCTGACGACGGTAGCGAGCCTTACAGCATTGATGATGTGGCGGGCTAAGCGTTGATGGCTTATGAGCATGAATATTGAGAAGGAGGCAGCGGAGGCACTATTGGACGTGGGTGTCTCCGTTCCTTTTAAGGAGGTGAAGCTGCCGTGGCGCAAGGAGGCGATACGTCTGCGTTTCAGGATGGGCCGTCCGCGTCTTGGCGGTCAGATACGCATAGCTCGTCTGTTTGCCGGCATGAACGTGACTCACGCGGAGCTGGAGGCGATGACAGAGGCTGAGCGTCTGGCTTGGCTTGGGGAGCACGGTCGCACTGTGAGCCGGATTGTTGCTCTGACGATATGCAGGGGGAAGTGGAGCGGGCTGCTGCTGTCGGGCGTGGTGGCTTGGTTGCTACGCTGGTGGGTGGATGACGTTTGGCTTGAGGCTGCTTTCCGACGCTGGACGCTTCTGCTGGGTACGCGGGGTTTCGAGAGTATTATCGCATTGTCGGCGGCGACGAATCCGCTGAAGCCGACGATAGCGAGCCATTAAAGGAAGGGGAGTTAAGAACTAAGTATGAGAGTTCACATAGCCTCTTCGGTATGCTTTGGCAGGTGGCTCAGGCTACTGGCTGGAGCGTGGACTATATGCTGTGGGGTGTGAACTGGGAGACTCTGGTGCTGATGCTTGCCGATGCTCCGCGTTATGTGAAGGTGAAGGGCAAGGAAGATTCTGTGCCGTCGCGTAAAGTGAAAGGGAAGCGTACCGCTCAGGAGATCCTGGAGTGTTTTCAAACAAGACTGAAGAAATGACATGAAAGCTGTAGAAGTAGAATTATTGATGAAAGGGAACCTTAGCCAGGGCATGTTGGATGCCCAGACTAAGGCTAATTTGCTTGATGAGTCCTTGAAACGAGTCGGCATGACCATTGGCGGTGTGTTCACGGCACAGAAGGCTGTGGAATTTGTGAAAACAATGATCGATGTGCGTCAGGAAGTGGAAAACCTCAGTATCTCGTTTGAAACATTGTTAGGCGGCAAGGACAAAGCTACGCAGTTCTTCGGTGAATTGTGTGAATATGCCGTGAACACACCGCTTATGCTCAATGATCTTGCTGGAGGAGCGCAAACTATGCTTGGATTCAACATGGAGGCGGAGAAGGTCATTCCGACACTAAAGCAGATTGGTGACATCTCCATGGGCGACCGTGACCGCTTCAACTCGCTTGTACTTGCATTTTCGCAAATGTCGGCTACGGGAAAACTGATGGGGCAAGATTTGCTCCAGATGATAAATGCCGGTTTCAATCCACTCGCTATCATATCGGAAAAAACTGGCAAAAGCATAGGACAACTCAAAGACGAAATGTCCGCTGGTGCTATCAGCTCTGAAATGGTGGCGCAAGCATTTGCAGACGCAACCGCAGAGGGTGGCAAGTTTCATGGCATGCTGGATAAGCAAAGCAAAGGTTTGAAGGGACAAATCTCTAATTTGGAAGGTGCTATTGACGACATGTTCAATGCCATGGGCGAAAAGAGTGAGGGTATTTTAACGGGCAGCGTTGAAGTGGCTTCAGAACTTGTAAAGAACTATGAAGCGGTAGGAAAAGCCCTTATGTCGCTTGTTGCGGTATATGGCAGTTATAAAACAGCTTTGATTGCAACACTGGCAGTACAGAAGGCTGCTTCTTTTGTTGAAAACATTCGCCTTGTGGCTATGTTCCGTAAAGAATTGGGACTTGCAACAGCTGCACAGCAAGCCTTCAATATAACAGCAAATGCCAATCCTTATGTGTTACTTGCAACTGTTATTTTGTCTGCTGCCGCTGCGCTGGCTATATATTCAAAGAATTGCTCTGCTGCCGCTGACGAGGCTCAACGTGCGGCTGACCGTGAGAAAGAACAGACAGATGCAATCAATGACAAAAAAGAAGCGATTGAAAAATGTATAAGCACCATAACAGATGAGAATCTAGCGGAACTAGACAGACTAGAAGCTCTAGAAAAACTAAAGAAATTGATGCCGTCAGTCTTTGAGAAATACAAGACCGAAAAGGAACTTATTGACAAACTGACGGAGGCGCGCCGAGAATATAACGAGGAACTTCGTGAAGAACGTAATCTTAAAGGCGAAGGTAATTTAAAGGCAGATCAACAACGAGTGGCTGACTTAAAAAAATACCTCGAACTACGCAAAGAATATTATAAGACGGGACGCTTGAATATGTCAGATTCTGATTATAATCTCTATCAGAACCTTAACAAGAAATATAATAAAGAAGTAAGGAACGTGCGTGGCACGTTTCAGACATTCAACTCCGCTATAGAATCGTTGATTAAAGCTTCAGAAGGTACGGTGTGGAAAGATGTGCAGCAAGTGCGAACAGATAACCATAACAAGTTTATGGCAAAGTTGAATAGTATGAATGCAGAGACCGCTCAAAAGACTATCAACTTCTACAAAAATTGTATCTCCTCTGCGAACAAGCAAGGCAAGAAACTTGTACAACTTCCAGGGGAGAGTGTTGCAACTAGTGTTGACGAATTGCAAAATCGCATCAAATCGGCCACTGCTCGTATGAAAAGCATACACGAGAATGCCTCTAAAGACTTCATGAAAGATGCAAAAACTGCATGGACTAATGCACAGAATGAAGTAAATAAAGTCATAAAGAATCGCAACAATCGTTCCCTTTATCCTGATGAAGCGTCCTATCTTGCAGCATTACGCAAGGCACGCGATGAAGAAAAGAAGGCAAAGGCAAACTATGAGGCTGCAGGTGGTGACACATCAAAGAAAACAAAAAAGACAAAGAACACTGGTCTTACACCTCAGGAGAAAGCTAATATAAAGGCTGCAGAGCAAGAAGAGAAAGGGCGTCAGGTAGAAGCGGCACAACGTAAACAAGAAGCGTCAGAAAAGCAAACCGCATTTGATTTGAAACAAGCGGAGATTGACGGCTTGCAAGAGGGTTTTGACAAGGAACTTGAAACGATAAATCTCAATTACGATAAACTTATCGAAGCGAACCGTTTGCGCCAGCAAGAATGGGTAGATGAACTTCAGAATATATCAGACCTCTCATTTGAACAGGCTCATCCTAACTGGAAGAAGCAAGGGTTGAAGCGTCCAACTGTTACTATGGATGATTTGAGTGCTGACAAAAAAAACTATCTGAAACAATATACTGAAGCCGCAAACGCATACAAGCAAAATTCCGAAGCAAAGCTCTATCAGAATTTGCTCGCCAAGTACCAAGACTACGAGGAGCAGCGCAAGAGCATCAGCGAGAAGTTTGCTAAGGATCGTGCTCAGATAGAGAAGGCTGTGGACTCAGACGGGCGTCCTATAGGCGAGGATGTGAAGGAGCGTGCGTTGGCAGAGCTGGCGAAGCAGGAGCGTGCTGCGCTGAAGTCTGTGGACGAGGCTCAGCTGACGGAGCTTGGCAAGGAGAACAAGGTGCTTGTGGACTTGTTTGCTGACACTTCGGAGAAGAGTGTGGCTGAGGTGCAGAAGATAATAGACCGTATAAAGGTGCTGATGGACTATCTGCGTGGGACGAAGGACGCTGAGGGCACGGCTGTGATAAAGGACGGGAACGGAAGGACGGAGCGGAGGATCACGCAGAAGGATATGGCGGGACTGGGTTTTTCGCCGGCTGAGCTGAAGGCTCTGGAGAAGAGCCCTGAGAAGCTGAAGGCTCTGACGGAGCAGTATGAGAAGCTGAAGAAGGAGGTGCTCGGTAAGAATCCGTTCAGGGCTCTGGCTGATGCGGTTGGGGAGCTGTTCAAGCACGGCGAGGATGGTGAGGAGAAGGGCCTTGAGGCTAAGCTGAAGCGCCTTGGTGAGTCTGCTGCGGCTTCTGCTGAGATGGTGGGCGACCTGGCCGGGAAGCTGAGCGAGATGTTTGAGGCGGCGGGTAACGATGGCATGGCTGAGGCGATGGATGCTGTGCAGGGTGTGATGACGAGTGTGAGCAACATAGGCCGTGGCTTTGCTGAGGGCGGCGTCGTTGGCGGCATAGCTGCTGCCGCGGGCGAGGCTATCGGCTGGGTGACGAAGGCTTTTCAGGCGAGTGCGCGTCATAAGGCTGCTTTGGAGAAGATCATGGAGGAGGTGACGGCGCAGCAGCGTGAGTATAACCTGCTGCTGATGGAGCAGAACCTGGAGCTGGAGAAGGCTCAGACGATATTCGGCACGGACACTTACGGGAAGGCTGCGAACGCTGTGAGGGTGATGAAGGATGCCTACGCTGGTCTGAAGGCGGAGATTGCGGGCACGGCTGAGCAGCAGAAGAAGTTCGGATACCTTGATACTGGGAATGCCTTCTGGAACAAGATTGTGAACAAGGGCTACTCGGAGCTGAAGGATGCTTACTCGGGACTGGCTGACATTGAGATAAAGACGGGCCATAAGAAGACGGGTCTGTTCGGCTGGGGCAAGGGCAAGGATACGTACAGCAGCATACTGGACGTTTATCCGGAGCTGATAGACAGTGCGGGGAACTTTAACCGCGAGCTGGCTGAGAGCATCATGAACAGCCGTGAGTTTGCGAAGAATGACAAGGAGGCCCTGCAGTATATCATAGACCTATATGACCAGGCTGAGGAGGCCTGGGAGTCTGTGAATGACTACTTTGAGGGTGTGTTCGGCGACCTTGGTCAGACGCTGACGGACGCTCTGGTGGACGCCTTCAAGAACGGTACTGATGCGGGGAAGGCTTTTGCGGACTCGCTGACGGGTATGCTGGAGAAGCTGGCGGAGCAGATGATATACACGGTGACGATAGCCCCACTGCTGGAGAAGGCTCAGGAGGAGATGCTGGACGTGATGAAGCGCGAGGACCTGACGGACGAGGAGAAGTTTGGCAACTATGTGCGGATTCTGGACGACATGACGGACAATGCTCTGAGCCAGCAGGGAACCTTCAACGCGCTGCTGGAGAAGTATCGTCAGATGGCGAAGGAGAAGGGGTTGGACTTGTGGCAGGGGGACAGCACGACGCAGACGGGAAAGAGCGGTGCATACACGACGGCCTCGCAGGAGAGCATAACGAAACTGGAGGGTCTGTACACGGCGATGCTGGTGCACGAGACGAACATAGACACGAACGTGGAGAATGTGGCGGGGAGCATGCAGACGGCTCTGGGGCACCTGAAACGTATAGATACGAACACGGGCGAGTGCAGCGAGACGCTGAAACTGATGCGCAAGGACATGCGTGACATGAAGGACGACCTGACCACGCTGCGTAGGGACGGCATTAAAACAAGGTAAGAAAAAGGAGGAAAAAGCATGGAGATAACGAAAGGTCTGCTGTACATAAACGACAAGGACGCAGCCCAGGAATGGGGCGTGTTCCTGACGGAGAAGAAGGAGGGAGAATGGACTAACTATGAGGCTCTGCTGAAGCCGAGCACGACGAAGGAGCTGACGGTGGTGGACAACCCTGACGCGGACGGAGAGGAGCTGCCGGAAGAAATAGAGCTGCACCTTCAGGCGCGTGACGTGGAGCTGTACTTCTGCCTATGGGCTGAGTCGGCGCAGGCGTACTTCGTGAACTACGGCAGGTTCTTCACGATGCTGCGGACGGGCAAGGACGGATGGCTGGAGGTGAGGCTGCCGGAGATAGACCGCACGTTCAGACTGCGGTATCTGGGGGCAACGGAGACGGAGCAACTGACCCCGATAGGCGAAGGCGGCGTGTGCAGCAGGATGCGGCTGAAATTCAGGGAGCCGAAGCCTCTGTACTGAAACGGCGTTTGCAAGGTATTCAAACAACGATAAAACAACGATAAAAAGGACATCAAAGGACATGGAGCTGAAGATATATGACAAACGGAACCGGCTGAGGACAACGCTGGTGCCCGACAGTAGCAGCACTCACCACGAGGAGGTGGGCGGTGACGACTACCTGAGTGTGTCGCTGGACAGCCAGGAGTGCGTGACACTGGAGCTGAACGACTGGACGGTGTGGGAAGGGCGGAAGTTCTGGTGTGTGGAGACGTACACGCCGAAGCAGACGGGTCGCAGAAAATGGACGTACTCGGTGAAACTGTACGGTGCGGCGAGCCTTATCAAACAGGCGCTGATGCTGAACACGGAGGACTCGCCAGTATTCAGCTACACGGCGACGGCGCGTGAGCATGTGGCCCTGGTGGTGAAGAACCTGAACCGCTGGATGGGCGGCATAACGGACTGGAAGGTGGGCAAGGTGGAGGCCACGGGCAACATCGTGGTGGACTACTCGGAGGGTCTGTACGGGAATGACGCTCTGAAGAAGATAGCCGACGAGGCCGGGACGGAATGGTGGATAGAGGGCATGACGGTGAACGTGTGCCGCTGCGAGAGGGGCGACGAGGTGACGCTGGGCTACGGCAACGGTCTATTGAGCATAGAGCGTGACTCGGCTGACAACGTGAAGTTCTTCACCCGACTGTTCCCGATAGGCAGCAGCCGCAACATAGACGCTGAGAAATACGGCAGCAGCCGACTGCTGCTGCCGAGCCGTGCGACGTATGTGGAACGGAACACGGAGCTGGGCATTGTGGAGCACTTCGAGCAGACGGCGTTCCAGGAGATATACCCGCGGCGCACTGGCAAGGTGAGCTCGGTGAGGAAGGAAACGAAAAAGAGCGATGACGGCAAGCCATTCGACATATACTACTTCACGGACGGCGAGATGAACTTCGATCCGAACGAATATGAGATAGGAGGTCTGGTGAAGCGCGTGACGTTCCAGACGGGGCAGTTGGCCGGTCTGGGCAACGACGAGGACGGGGAGCACTACTTTGAGGTGAACTATAACAGCGAGACGCGGGAGTTTGAGCTGATAACGATATGGCCATACGATGACGACACGCAGGTGCCGGGCGGAGTGCTGGAGCCGAAAGCGGAGGACACCTATATACTGTGGAACGTGAGGATGCCGGACGAGTATTACCCGATAGCGGAGGAGGAGTATGCGACGGCGGTGGAAAAATACATGGACGAGCACTGCCTGGACAAAAGCGTGTACAAATGCTCGACGGACTATGTGGTGCTGAAGAAACGCGGCGTTGTGCCGTGCATGGGGCAAAGGGTGCGGCTGGAGAGTGACCGCTTTTTTGCGAGCGGCTACCGTGAGAGCCGCATAACGGTGGTGGACCAGAAGCTGGAGCGCCCGACGGAGGCTGACATCGAGATAAGTGACGTGCTGTCGCAAACGACGCAGAGCCGCATGGCGGACGAGATAGAGAACGTGCGGAGCGAGGTGAAGGCGAACACTGTGGAACTGCCTGACGTGATACGCTCTTGGGACACGACTCTGCCTACGGACAACAATCTGTTTTCGGCAAGAAGGAGCGAGCAGGAATTTCTGAGCAGGAAACGCAACGACCGGACGAAGGGGCGGATAACCTTTGAGCAGGGTGTGGTGTTCGGCGAGGAGGAGAACGGCTTTGTTGACGGCAAGGGCAACGCGGAGCTGCTGACGGCTGTGGTGAAGGAGCTGCTCAGCAGCGTGGACTATAGCGGCGGGGGCTTGACGGACAGGGGCTGGAAACTGGGTATGGATGAGGACCGATTGTCGCACCTGATTGTGGACAAACTGACGGTGCGCCAGGTGATGAACGTGTTTGAGCTGCTGATAAACAAGGTGCGGAGCGTGGGCGGCCAGATATGCGTGAGCGCTGCGAACGGGAAGATAAAGGCTGTGGAGGAACAAGGCGACTACTACCTCATCAGCTTCGAGCAGGAGAACATGTTCGTGCGACACGACCTGGTACGCTGCCAGACGTTCACGGGTACAGACCTGCGGAGCTACTGGGTGGAGGTGGCCGATGTTACGGAGGCCGGTATCGTGGTGGCGAAGGAGGAGTTCGATGGCGTGGAACCGAAGGCGGGTGACGAGTGTGTGCTGATGGGCAACACGGCAGTGGAGAACCGCCAGAACCTGGTGCTCATATCGGCGACTGAGGACGGAGAACCGAGGGTGGACGTGATGGACGGCGTGAGCGGGAAGAGCTTTGGCAATGCCCTACGCGCAAGACTTGGCAACCTGGATGGCATTAAGGATGACACTTTTCCGTGGAACAACCAGCCACGGGGCAACGGTCTGTATGCGGACAATGTGTATCTGCGCGGCACGTTCCTGCTTTCGACCGGCGAGGACGTGAAGACCAAACTGGAGATAACGGAGGGCAAAGTGCAGAGCGCAATCGACAGCGTGAGGAACGATTTCCTAAGCGAGAAGGGCTATTTGAACAACCCGACGTTTGCGTCGGGACTGGAGAAGTGGAACTCGGAGAATGAGACGGTGTTCTTCCTCGTCGGCAACAGGTGGATATGGGCCAACGGCGCAGCGCTATCGAAGAAGGGTGACGGTGCGAGCGTGGTGACAGACATGGGACGCAAGGTGGTGCGGATACGCAACAAGTATATCCGACAGAAGCATGAGAATCTACGCTTTGTGCCGACCTTTCCGACAAACGGCGAGGGGAAGAAGGAAGCCCTGCCAGTGTATCTGAGCTTCTTTTATCGCTGCGCAAAGGCAGGCACGCTGAAGATAGGTTTTGAGAATGTTGACAAGACGGGGTTTGCGGACTTCAACAGTATGGAAGTAAGCGAGGAAATCGCTGCTACCGGCGGCTATGTGCAATACACCTGTAGCGGACTGTGGAACGGCACGGGCGACTTCAAGCTGGCGTTTGACGGCGACATCTATCTGTATATGCTTGTGCTGAGCACAGACAAGATTGAGGCGCTGACGTACAAGTACAAAACGCTGTTTGAGCAGTCGGAGCGACTGGTAAAAATATCGGCAGCCGTGTATGACAAGGACGAGCGGGCACTACAAGAGACGGGGCTGATGATACAACCTGAAGGTACGGGTATCTATATTAAGGATGCAAACGGCAAACTGGCTCTGATAGGAGTGGGCGTAGAGGAAACGGATGCAGATGGCAATAAGAAAACCGTCATCAAGCTGACGGCGGACAATATCAAGCTAGAGGGATTGGTGACGGCCAACGGCTACTTCAAGGTAAAGGAAGACGGCAGCATCGAGGCTGTTAATGGTACATTCCGAGGTAACGTGTACGCCGAGGGTGGAGCTATAGGCGGTTTCAGCATAGGGCATGGTCACATAGGTGGTGCAAATGTAATTTATAACAAAGATGGTACAATAGAGGTAAAGGATACCGAAAACGGTCTGTTCTTGTATGATGACATGATAGGGTTCAACGACAAGGGACGGCAAGCCATATTCGGCACATGGAACAACTACGGACAACCTATACTATGCCGGTTGGTAGATACTGCCACTGATTACAACTTCGATTTTGGCATATCCCCGAAGTATGGCATCGTGTTCGACATAGAAAACTCCATGAACGGGAACTTCGCCTTTGCGGGTAAGGGTTCTGGTGTGCTGAACGGAGCTATGGACGGCTATGCGTACAAAAAAATAGCCCTTGACAAGGCGAACACGGTGTTTGTAGGCTATATGGACCTGCAGGCAGCGAACCGCTTCATCGTTAAGGCGACGCAAGGTTCTACCGTTGTGGCACTGCCAAAGATAGGGCAAGTGAGGGATGGTTTGGCCATTGGAAAGAATACCCCATTCTGTATGAGAATAACTATCATCGCCGATATAGGGTCGAGCAACTACAAGGTGTGTGGACGCTACAGCCAGCAGGACAGCAAAAAGGAATATCCTTGGAACACTGAGGAACTGCCTGTGATGGTACATTGGGATGGCGGACACTACGAGACACTGGATATGGGCAAGGGTGATACGCTTGAGGTGCTACTGGTGTATGACCCAGACAGCACCGAGACGCTGAACGGCTGGCCTACGAAATATACGGCAAGAATCATCAATAAACAATCATAACAAAAAGAGATATACGACTATGGCACTGACAGAAGAAGAGAAAAAGGAACTGGTCCAGGATGTTGTGAACCAGATAAAGACTGACAGCCAGAGTGTGGACGAACTGGAAGCGGTAAACACGCTGGACGGTGTTGTTAGCCTCCCTGCCATGAGAGGCGAGACGGTGGTGAGCGCTCCGCTGAAACTGCTGTCGAAACCTGCGGAGGATGCAGTAGCAGTCGCCAAGGCTTCTGCTGCTGTCGCTGACGCATCGGCAAAGAAAGCAGATACGGCAGCATCAACAGCGGAGGCAGCGGCCCAAACCGCCAACGATGCGGCAAGCAATGCCACGGATGCCGCCCAGAAGACCAACACAGCTGTGGCAAAGGCAGAGAGCGTGGAGTCGAGGTACAAGGACACGGCACTGTCAGCGAGGAACGGCGCGACAGCGCGGTTTGACGGGCTGGTGGAAGGCGTGGAGATACTGCATGTGTCGTATGAGAAGGTGGATGCCGTGGTGTATGACACGGTGAAGAAGGCGTTCTGTGGCGTAGTGGGTCTGAACCGGTACTGCAACAACTGGATGGGCGCTGACATGTACATGAATGATGCGCGCACGGAAGTACTGAAAGACAAAGCGTATGTGTGCGGTGGCGTGGTGTATGTGTGGAGCGACGAGGAAGAGAACCTGGTGGAGATAAGCGGAAGCGGCGGTGGCAACACCTATAACGTGACGGAGCAGATTCCGCTGGAGAGCGGATACTATACGCTTGAGACCGCCATAGCAGCCGTGGAAGGAAAGGCACGTGCGAAGGGACGCTGCATCACCTACGAGACGGCACAGGGCAAATGGGAGACCAAGCAGTTCAAGGGCACGAACATCGAGAGCTGGGAGCAGGCGGCGAGCTGGGAGGACTTTGGCGGCGACGGCACGGTGAAGAGCGTGACGCTGAACGGCAAGAAGCTGGAGCCTGGCGAGGACGGCAACGTCGCCATCACCATCAGCGAGACTGAGGTGGACGAGAGCCTGAATGTAAGTTCGACGAACCCGGTGCAGAACGCTGCGGTGGCGGCGAAGCTGATGGAGATAGAGGCGAGCACCGTCTTGGGCATGAACGCCGAACTGAGTGACGACGGCAGCAGCGTGCGCCTGGCACTGACCAACAAGAGCGGTGCGGAGATAGCGTCTGCGGACATTCCGGCAGGAAGCGGCGGTGGAGGCGGTGACGCTTCGACCACGAAAATCGTGCTGGATGCAGCCGTCAGCAAGACCATCATCAAAGAAGGTGACAGCGCGATGCTGACATGGACGTATGACCACCAGTACAGTAGCGGTGACGAGAAAGGCACATCCACGGGCCAGAAGGCAACAGTCAGCATTGAGATGAAGAGGGGCGCGACCGTGATGTATGCAGACACGCAGCATGATGTGAGCAAGGGAACCTACACCCTGGATCTGACGAAATACCTGCTGCTCGGCACGACAGACATCTATGTGAGGGCAACCACAACCGACCCGACCACCGGCAAGACACAGACGAGGCAGAGCTATGTGAGCGTGAAGGCTGTGACCCTTGCGCTGAGCAGCAGCTTCAACATAGCCGAGTGTGTCGCCAAGGGCGGCTACGGCGTGAGCGAGGCGGTGAGCATCCCCTTTGCGGTGAGCGGAAGCGGCGACAAAACCGTGACGCTGTATCTGGACGGACACCAGTGGGACTCGCAGACGGTGAAAAGAAGCGGCACGACGAACGGCAGTTTCTCCTTGTCGATGTCGGGAGTGAGCATCGGCCGGCACACGGTGCAGATCGTCGCCGAGATGGAGGCGAGCGCGGAGCTGACGCTGAAGAGTGAGAGCATCTACTTTGACATTCTGAAGGCCGGACAGAACGCCCCGTATATCGGCACGAAGCTGACCTTCGGTGACGGACGCATTTTTGCGGACGACCATCTGACCCCGACTATTGAAACCGGCCAGTATGAGCAGGTGAGATTTGACTTTGTGGCGTATGACCCGACAACGACCCCGGCGACGGTGGGTGTGTGGCGAGACGGCATACGGACGCAGACGGTGAGCGTACCGAGGACTACGCAGGTATATACAAACCGTTTCCTGGAGCAGGGCGACGTGGCGATGGTGCTGAAGTGCGGCACAACGGAATACAAGCTGAACGTGAAGGTGACGGAGAGCGGCATTGACCTGAGCGAGGCGACTGCCGGACTTGTGCTGAAACTGACGGCAGCCGGCAGAAGCAATGCCGAGAGCGAGCCTGCTGAATGGCGTTATAACGACGTTCAAACGGTGTTTGACGGTTTTGACTGGCAGAGCAACGGCTGGACGGGAGATGCCTTGAAGCTGACGAACGGCGCGAATGTAGAAATCGGGTACAAGCCTTTCGGCAACGACGCGACCACCACGGGCGCGACCTACGAGATGGAGCTGACATGCACGAACGTGACCGACCGCAGGGGTACGGTGGTGGACTGCATGACCGGCGGCGTGGGCTTCAGACTGACGACGCAGGAGGCTCTGATGCGGACGGGCGCAGGTTCGGAAGTAGGCACTAAGTTCGCAAGCGGTATGACACTGAAGATAGCCTTCGTGGTGCAGGAGAAAAAGGCGAGCCGACTGATGACGCTGTATGTGAACGGCATCCTATGCGGTGCGAAGCAGTATGCCTCGACGGATTCGCTGCTCCAGGCAGAACCGACGAACATCAGGATCACGAGCGAGAGCGCGGACGTGGAGGTGCGTAACATGCGTGTTTACAGCCGTGCTTTGGGTGATGACGAGGAGCTTGCCAACTATATGGTGGACCGCCCGACAAGCGACGAGATGGTGGTGCTGTTCGAGAAGAACCAGGTGATGGACGACGAGGGCACAGACGTTGACATCGACAAGCTGAGGGCAATGGACAAGAGCGTGATGAGAATCGTGGGCGACGTGAACCTGGTGAACCAGACGAACAACAAGAAGTTTGAGGTTCCGGTGGACATCTACTTCTACTCTGCCTACGGTAAGGAGTATGACTTCATCATCTACCAGTGTGGACTGAGAATACAAGGCACCTCATCGACGACCTACCCGAGAAAGAACTACCGCATCTACTTCAGCCGCTCGACGAAGTACGGCACTAAGCTGTATGTGAACGGTGTGGAGGTAGCGGACTTCAAATATTCGTTCAAACCAGGTGCAAGACCGATAGACATATTCTGTCTGAAGGCGGACTTCTCGGACTCTTCTTCTACGCATAACACGGGTGCGGTGAGAGTGGTGAACGACATCTGGAAGAGATGCGGCTGGCTGACTCCGCCACAAATGGCCTACAAGGGCAACTATGATGTGAGAATCGGCGTGGACGGTTTCCCGATAGATTTGTTCTACGACAACAACGGCACGGGTGAGAACGTGTATCTTGGCAAGTACAACTTCAACAACGAGAAGAGCGGCAGCGGCATCATCTACGGCTTTGAGGGTATCGAGGGCTTCAATGACGAGGCTGCACTGAAGGGCGGGCGCAACAAGTGTATCTGCCTGGAGTTCCTGAACAACTCGGAGACATTGTGCCTGTTCGGTACGAGCAACATGGACACGTTTGACGACGCTCTGGAGTTCCGCTTCAAGGCCGACGATACATGGGCGACGGCGCATGAGGACGACAAGGCGGCAGTGAAGCGCCTTTGGGAGTGGATATACTCTTGCAAGGGCAACCCGACGAAATTCCTGAACGAATATGCGGAATACTTCGGCAATGACTCGCCATTTGCATGGTATCTGATAACGGACTACTTCATGGCTGTGGACAACCGCGCGAAGAACATGATGCTCGTGACGTGGGACGGCAAGATATGGTACTTCATCCCATACGACATGGACACGGTTTTCGGTGAGCGCAACGACTCGGTTCTGAAATACGACTACACGATCACGTGGGAAACGATGGACGAGAGCATCGGCTCGTATGCGTTTGCAGGACACGACTCCGTATTGTGGGAACTTGTGAGAGGCTGCCCGGACAAACTGAGGGAGGTGGCAGACAAGCTGCGAAGCACGATGTCGCTGGAGTATGTGCTGAAGGTGTTCAATGAGGAGATGATGGGCAACTGGTGTGAACGCATCTACAACAAGGACGGCATCTACAAGTACATCAAACCGCTGACGGAGGGTGTGACGACGGCCGACGGCACTACGAGTTACTATGACTATCTCTATGCACTCCAGGGCAGCCGATATGCCCACCGCACCTATACCATCCAGAACCGCTTTGCATTGCTGGACAGCCAGTATGTGTGCGGTACATACAGAAAGGACAGTTTCGCGGCCTACTTCGGCTATAAGTTCGGAAGTGACAACCGGAAGATAAGAATCACGGCGAGCGAGAGGTATTTCTTCGGGTACGGTTACACGAGCGGTACTCCGCACGAAAGCGCAGTGCTTGCGGAGGACACGGGAAGTCAGGTGGAACTGACGCTTGACACGGACCTCATCGTGAATGACCCGCAATACATCTACGGTGCGAGCCGCATCATGGGACTTGACCTGACGGACGTTAGCCATGCCATACTCCAGACTCTGAACTTGAACAACTGTTCCGCCCTGCGGACGCTTGACGTGAGCTGCGGCCAGACACAGACAACGCTGAACGCATTGCTGGTGAACGGCTGCCGAAATTTGCGTACTCTGAATATGACCGGCTTGAAGTCAGGCAGCTTCACAGGCATAGACTTGAGCAACAACACGAAGCTGGAGACACTGAAGGCAGGCAAGACAGCCCTGACCGGCGTGAACTTCGCACAGGGTGCTCCGCTGACGAGCGTAACGCTCCCGGCAACGTTGCAGACACTGGAACTGCGCTATTTGGGCAAACTGACGACCAGCGGTCTGACGCTTGAGGGCACAAGCAACATCAACAGACTTGTGGTTGACAATTGTCCGGGTGTGGACTGGCAGACGCTGCACGCAAGGTGCGGAAACGTGAAGTATCTGCGTGTGACCGGCATCGACATGGAAGGCGACGGCAGCCTGCTGGCCTCACTGATGCAGACGGGCGGTGTGGACGAGAATGGCGGCAATGTGGAGAGCTGCCGACTGGTGGGCACATACCGACTGACCCGTTACGTTGATGATGAGACCTATGCAGCATACATCGAGCACTACCCGGAGTTGAACATCGAGCAGCCTGAATATACAATGCTGGAGAGCGACGAGAGCGTGGCAGACGATGCAAATCTCTCGAACTTGGATAACGGCACGGGCTATAAGTACGGCAACGACTACAAGCCCAGCGGCCATGTGGCTGCGATACTGAAGAACCGCCACAGAGTGCTTGCGAAGGTGACAAAGAAAGCGACCACGAGGAACGTGAACATGGCGAATGTCGATACCGTGGTGAACAATCTGGACGGCGAGATGACTTACATGGAGCTTGACGATAAGGACAGCACCAAGTATGCCGACGGGACCCCTGCCAAACTTGACGGCAGCGAGGGTGACCTGATGATGCACGAGCCTTTCTTCTGGAGCAAGGGTGTGAATGACTTCTTGAACAGCAAGGACTACAGTTGCTACAGCTCGAATGACAAGGATCACATGCCGGCTGTGCCGAATGTGGACGTATTGACGCTTGATGACATCAAGGCGGTGCAGGGCGGTTACACTAAAGGCAGGAAAGTGATGAGTGGCAGGGACACCATAGCAAATGCCATGAGCACGGACAGCTCTTATTCGGTGTGCGTGGTGGATGTGTCGAAGCACAAACGTGTCCGTTGGCCGAGTGTGCCAGGCACAAACCTTGTGGGCAGCGCATTTGCCGACGTGAACGGCAATGTGGTGAAGAGCGTCGTGGTGCCAACGCTGGGTAACAGATTTGAGGCTGGCATGTATCTTATCAGCGATGTGCCTGAGGGAGCCAAGACTTTATACTTCTCTATATTGAACACAGCCGAGTTTGACAAGGTGGTGCTATCCAACAGCAGCAAGATAGAGGATATGGAGCCTGAATGGTTTGCCAACGATGAGCATCTGTGCGCTGTTGTGGGCAGTTCTGTTGTGGGCAGCAAGCTGCGTGCCTGCATAACTGGCGGCAGCACTACAGCAAGCATGACATGGACGGACTTCCATTATTACAGCGTGCAGCGAGGTATGCAGCAGATTGACGCTCTGATGCACTTCCGCATTGCGAACCTTGCATACGCGAAGTATGGCAGGAGGAACATGCAGGAGCAGTGTGGCGCTGGCTCGCATACGAATATGCGCACGACTGGCGGCACGATGTCAAGAGGCATGCAGGACACTATAGGCTATGAGGGCGCAAAGGCAATCAGCCCGAATGTGACAAACAGTCTGGTGGACGAGAACAGAGTGCACCAGTATGCCTGGTATATAGACAAGGACGAGTATGGTACTGCAAAGGTGACGCAGGTGAACAATATCTGCTGCCTGGGCTATGAGGACATCTACGGACACAAGTATGACATGATGGACGGTGTGGACTTGCCGAACACGAGCGGCAATGAGGGCAAGTGGCGCATTTGGATGCCTGACGGCAGCACGATCATGATAAAGGGTACGACAACCAGCGGTAACTGGATAACGGCAGTGGCTCATGGAAGGCTGATGGCGGTAGTGCCAGTAGGCTCGATGAATGGCTCGTCGAGCACATACTATTCAGACTTGTACTGGATAAGCACAGCCACAGGCCGTGTGGTCTATCGCGGGTGCAGCAGTGCGTATGCGTATAACGATGCTTCGTATGCGTATGCGTATGTCGGCTCGCGTCTGGCCTTCCGCGGCAAACTCGTGAGGGCGCAAAGCGTGGCTGCGTATAAGGCGTTGAGCGAGGCTGCGTAACGCGAAGCGCGAAAAGCGGGAGCGAAGCGACAAAACGAAAGACGTGGTATCACCGGCGTAAGCCGGTCGAAAAATTTTAGAATTTTCGCTGGAATCTGGTGGTGCTGCGGTTTTCGTTGAAATATTGTCGCTTTGCAACTGATTTAGAGTATAATCGCTTGAGTTGGCGGGAATATGAGTAACTTTGCATCTTGGTAGAGTTTCCTAATGGGCCGTGTGGTCTATCGCGGGTACAACAATGCGAATGCGAATGGCGGTGTGTCGAATGCGAATGCGAATAACGATGCTTCGAATGCGAATACGAATGTCGGCTCGCGTCTGGAAATCAAAATATATCGGCGTACAACGATGGGGACGCGCTCCTCGATGTGGTGCCGAGGGAAACGAGCCACAGCAACAGCGTCCATGAAAGGACGGAAAGCTGAAACATCAAGTGTCGGGCAATAGAGTTTGGTAGGCCTGTAACGGTTCGAAGAAGTTTGGCCCGGGGAAAGGAAGGCCCATATCTTCTGTAATTAAAAACAACTGATGCTATGCGTAGAGAAGGTCATATCATTGAGGAGATTGTCGAATATTCTAATATTGCGGAATCGTTCGACCAGGTGATCAGTGGCACCAAACGGAAGGAAAGCCGTCAAGGGCGTTACCTACTTGCGCATCGTGAGGAGTTCATTAAGAAACTTTCTGAGCGTATTGTTTCCGGCCAATTTCATGTAACGCCAAATGACATTGAGGAGAAAGACATTATTGAAGCTGGTAAATTACGGCATATTCAATTTTTCAAGAGTCTAAAGAATAGTATAGCTGCTCATGCTATCATGTCCGTAGTGGATAAGCACCTAAAAAAGCGGTTTATAAGAACAACCTCCGCAAGCATTAAAAACAGGGGAATGCACGACCTTATGAAGTACATTCTTCGTGATATACAGGAAGATCCTGAAGGAACACGCTACTGTTACAAGTTCGACATCTCTAAGTTCTACGAGAGTGTCAATCAGGATTTCGTTATGTATTGTGTACATCGGATTTTCAAAGACAAGAAGCTCATAGCTATGCTTGACAATTTTGTTCGCATTATACCAAAAGGTATCAGCATCGGGCTACGTTCGTCGCAAGGCTTGGGCAATTTGTTGTTGTCTGTATATTTAGATCATTATCTGAAGGACAAGTACGGCGTGTGTCATTTCTACCGATATTGTGATGACGGCGTGGTACTCGGTAAAACGAAAGCGGAACTATGGATGATTCGTGACATCATACATGAACAGCTGCAGGAAATAGATTTGGTGGTAAAGCCCAATGAGAGGGTGTTCCCGACTGCTGAGGGAATAGACTTTCTGGGCTATGTTATACGGCCAAACAATGTGCGTTTAAGGAAACGCATCAAGCAGAAGTTCGCAAGAAAGATGCGCGAGGTAAAATCGAGAAAAAGAAGGCGAGAGCTGACAGCATCCTTTTATGGGATGACAAAGCACGCCGACTGTAACAATTTGTTTAATAAATTAACAGGCAAAACAATGAAAAGTTTTAAGGACTTAAATGTGGCTTACAAGCCAGAAGACGGCAAAAAGCGCTTCGCGGGTACAGTAGTAAGTATCCGCGAGTTGGTAAACATTCCTATCATCGTGAAGGACTTTGAGACGGGCATCAAGACGGAGCAGGGTGAAGACCGCTGCATCGTATCGATCGAGATGAACGGCGAAGCCAGGAAATTCTTTACCAACAGTGAGGAAATGAAAAATATCCTCGCCCAGATTAAAGAAGTGCCGGATGGCTTCCCATTTGAGACAACGATCAAGACGGAAGTGTTCGGCAAAGGTCGAACCAAATACGTTTTTAGTTGATGAAAAGAGCACAAGGAAGTTTGGAGGTGAAACTGCTTGAATGCGTGAACCCCATCAAAAACAAGTGGCGCGTTCGTTGGGACGTGCAAGAACATGATGACGGAACTGCTGACTACATGGAGGCAGAACTGACACACAAGCCGACTGACGAGGAAATAAAAGATCTCGTAAGAAAATGGTACAACCAACAAACGGATGCAGCAATATTGTCGGGCTTCAGCTATGAAGGAGCCCCCGTGTGGCTCTCGCAAGAGAACCAGTACAACTATAAGACTGCATACGATTTGGCCGTCCAGACGGACGGGAAAACGCTGCCAGTGACATTTAAGTTCGGCACTGATGAAAGTCCAGTGTACCATACGTTTGAAACGCTTGATGAACTTGCAGATTTCTACACGAAAGCCGTTAAGCATATACAAGAGATGCTGGAAGATGGCTGGAAGAATAAAGATGCAATAGATTTGAGCAAGTACAGCGCTTAAAAATCCCTTCGGGGGAGGATGTAAAAAAAGCCCCCGGCCTGTTAATATAGACGCCAATCATTTATTAACAACACACCAGTACGATGCGCAACCGGGGGCCTATGCCTCCTGCTGCACCGTACTGGTTTTTTGTTGTTATAAATGATTGGCGATACAAAGGTACATAATTTAGTTGAAAATGAAAGTATTTGAGATATTGAATTTTAACCGCGAGCCGTTAAAAAGGCTACAACAGGCAGGGATACGCATCGAAGATGTGGAATATATAGACTTGTACAACGACTATCGGGTGGTGCTTGGTGGTGGCGAAAAGGTCTCATACATTGTGGCGACACTTGCAGATCGCTATCATGTGAGTGAGCGCAAGGTGTACACGCTCATCAAGCGATATGGTCGAGAGTGTAGCACTCAGGTGCTCGGGGGATAAAGTGCAAGGCTTTTGAAAACGTGCTGCAAAAGGCTTGCAGTGTGATTTGCTCGTGGTGTTACTTTTTGATGCGGAAGCGTGGTAACTTTGCCGTATCGAAAATAAAACACGATGAACAAATACTATTTATTATTGGGGAAGGTGCTTGCTGAAGGCAAGACCCAACAGAACAAAAAAGGCAAGATAAAATACTTGCTCAATGAGCAGCTGACGCTCACACCGGCTGATCTGCTCGACATATTCGAGAGCCACGGTATAGCGAGGAAGAAACTGAAAGAAGAGTTGAAACTGTTTATGCAAGGAGAGCGCAATGTGGAGCGATACCGTGAGGCTGGCATAGCTTGGTGGGACTACTGTGGCCAGACATTGGTGAACAGTTACCCTACCTACATGGAGAAACTGCCACCACTTATTGATCGCATCAACAAGGAGAAACGCAACAGCAAAAACTATGTACTGTTTCTCGGAGCAACGGATGCAGAGAGCAACCAGGCACCGTGCCTAAGCCTTGTGCAGTTTCAAATAGAGGACGATGCATTGGTTGTGTCGGCATATCAGCGCAGCTCCGATGCAAACCTCGGACTGCCTTCAGACATTTACCACCTTTATCTGATGGCTCGACAGATAGACTTGCCGCTAAAGTCTATCACGCTGAACCTGGCGAATGTACACATCTATGAAAACAACATAAAGCCCACTGAACGACTTCTCGCTGGTGAGGATAATATAAAATTTGAGCTGAACGTATGAGAGGGAAAATGCACATGGCAGCACCTCTGCCCTTTGTCGGACAGAAGCGCATGTTTGCAAAGGAGTATATCAAGATTCTGCCCCAGTTCAACGACAAAACAGTGTTTGTGGATTTGTTCGGTGGCAGCGGTTTGCTGTCCCATATAACGAAGCATTTGCGTCCAGAGGCAACTGTGGTATATAACGACTACGACAACTACCGCGAGCGATTGGCACATATACCTCAGACAAATGCGCTGCTCGCTGATTTGCGAGCGATTGTAGGCAATACGCCAAAGCACAAGCGAATAGATGGTGTGATGCGTGAGAAGATGTTTGAACGCTTGAGGCATGAGGAGCAAACGGTGGGCTATATTGATTTTATAACCATCTCGGCATCGGTGATGTTCTCGATGAAGTACGAACTGAGCATCGAGGAGATAGAGAAGCAGACATTATACAATAATATCCGAAAGAACGACTACCCGACAAGTGAGGACTATCTGGAAGGCTTGACGATTGAATCATGTGACTATCGTGAACTATACGAAAAGTATAAAGACGAGCCGAATGTCGTATTTATAGTTGACCCTCCATATTTATCAACAGAGGTTGGAACATACAAAATGTACTGGCATTTGTCTGACTATCTCGATGTGTTGAATGTGCTCAAAGGAAAGCCGTTTGTTTATTTTACATCAGATAAGTCGTCTATCATTGAGCTTTGTGAATGGTTAGGCAAGAATAAAACGCTCGGCAATCCGTTTGAAGGTTGTAAGCGTTTCGAGTTCAATGCGCATGTGAACTTTGATGCAGGTTACAAAGATATGATGCTCGTGAAGTCTAATGTCGCATAATTTGAACCTCGTTTGAACGCCGTTTGTTCGCCGTTCAAAAACTATAAAAGCAGCCCGTTCTGGACTGCTTTTTTATTGCTTTAAAGTGTCGTGTGTGCGATTTTTTTAGAACGTTTCGTTTTTCCCGATTTTTGCACGTTTCGTTTTTCAAATCGAGCACATTTCGTTTTGCCGGATTTAACTACACGTGTCATCAGAACCTTGTCATGCCATAAACCTTCAACACTTGCCACGATATTATCGGCCCTGCTAACCATCATCTGACTTTTTGAAAGTAGCTTGTCAAGGTCAATGCTTCCTAATTCGCTACGGCATTCGTCTTCATCGTTTACGCCAAGATAAGCACATAGCCTGTCAAGATTTTCATCCCTTGACAAAGACGTATCCATTCCTGCTGCCATGAAAATCTGTGCCTCCTCGTCGTTCATCGGCATAGGCTGCTCTTCGCCCAATATTAATGAATTTATAAGTTCATAGATTTCGGGTTCAGATATCATCATCGTATCAAGGAACTTACCGAAAGCGTAAGCATCACGACCTATCATGCGGTCGATTTGCACACAAGCCCTTCCTGCTTGCCGTTTGGCCAAATTCAATTGTTCTTCATTTGTGTCTGGATGGTAATATTGCTCAAGAAATGACGACATGCCATTCCTGATTTGCTTTATGTCATTGTCAAACTTGTCTTCACGGGCATGTGAAACATTAGGTGCAAGCGTGTTAAGGCTGTTTATAATCCGCAATGTCCCGTCTTTGGCGCATGATGCGGCACTTTCCCATGCTTCGTTTGGATCCGAGAAGTGAAGCTGAACAAAGTCATTAGATATAAATGACTTCTTCAAGTCTGAAAAAAATGTCGGATAATTGGCTGGACGTACAGGTTCTCCTGATTCAGGATGACCTGCCCGTGGGTCATACCCATTATATATTGTTTTGGAATACTTGAAATCCCTAAGCATATAGATGTTTTGGAATTGTTTTGTAGAAACGCTCCAGTCATTGAACCAATGCTTGTCATCACCTAAGGACTTAAGCACTTCTTTCTCCAATACTACATTAAAACGCCTATTCCAACGGGCATCAAGAGAATAAGTATCTCCGGCCGTTTCGTCTTGGTATTCAAGGTCTTTGTTAAACCATGTACTTATTACGAACAATGGCGGTATTACTGAAGTTTTTATATATTCTTCACGTCTACGAGGGTCTGCACCTATATTTTCAGTCACCCATTTGTCCAATAATCCGCCCATTGAGCTTTCTCCGCTCATACTGTTATTATGGCAAAACAACAAAGAACTTATACGTTTTGCTGCAGAATACTTGTTGAAGAGATAAGCAACTTTTCCTCGTCGCAATACAGTTGAAAGGTTTTTGCCTTCCCCAAGTTTATCCTGTTTTATTTGTTCTGGACGACGGGCACCAGGGAAATCAAGAATGTCCAAATCTTTAAGGAACGGATGTGTATCTGACATTTCCTCGTCAAGACTAAAGCTCAACTCTGCTATCAATGAACTGAAAAAAGACTTTTCCAAATTTATTGACTTGCCGTCTACCTCTGTCTTTACTTCAGCCATAGGTTCATATTCACTGCCAGTGTCTTCGGGGTCGCCATACATTTCATCAAGACGTGCTACGTCTAACAGTGTGCCTTTACGTTTAAGTACAGAATCAAAACAGGTGTAAACAATAGGTTTGTATTCCAACTTTTCATAAGCAGCCATCATGTCTGCCCATAAACGGCCAATTTCACTTTGGCGGTTCCATAGAATTTGTAATAAGCTTGATATTTGACTCTTGCTTAAATCGTAAACATTTTGTACAAGGAAGTTGAATAAATCACTATTAAGCACTTTGTCGCACTTCTTGCTTAAAGTAGACGAATTCAATAAATACTCTTTTATATCAAGAACATCATCCTCACCTATTATCTGTTGTTTATTGACAGGCTTTTCAGGAATAATATTTTTTACAAACTCATTAATTTCGTCTTTTGACAGTACTTCATTTAACGAGTAATCAACTTGATTATAATACGCCTCACAAAGTATCAATACAATATCTGTCACCGAAAGCAATCTTACTTTAAGATAATTAGTCGGTGTAATTATGGCTTTTGTCGTGAAACGGGTTATAACGCCGGTAGCTTCTATGGTTGAGTTAGGACGACTTGGATTGATTTCGCTTATAAAGTCATATTGTTTTTCGCCGTCCGTAACAGCAAAAGGATGATTGGGGCTTGAAAGCATCGCACTTATTAGGTACGATTTACCCATTTGGCTCTCGCCGAAAGCAGCCGAAGAGCAAGGCTCACTGATAGCATATTGTATTTTCTTTAAGCCTCGACGATAGTTTATTAATTTCTTTTTGTATTCCAACTGCTCCGCCTTAGGTACATATTTCAACCATCCTAAAGCTTCATTTACAGTTGTTAATTGTTTATTTATTAATTGAGCATCCATAATCTTAACCTTTAGCTGTTAGCTTTAATATTAATGTTAAACGCTCCAGAGTCAAGCCAATAACAATCCGGGTCATTAAGGCTTTGTATGGTTAACGCAAAATCATTCGCTGCTATATCTCTGTCCCTATCACTGTCACCTTCGACTGATACAATGCTCAAATGCTCCTTATCACCGTCATAATCATCCCTTTCAAATGTAAAGGTAAACGGAGCATTACTCATAAGGTTGTCTTCATATTCACGGGACAAATACTGTTTTTCACTGTCTGTTAGTGTCCTGTCAGAATATTTGTTGATTATTTTTTTCAATATGTTGTCATGGTTTAGTTCAAGTACATAGAAAGGACGTACAGGATAAAGCGTAAAATCAAATTGCTTACTGCCAATGTATGCAGGTAATGAATTTAGTTTAAGTTGTCCTTCCGCTATATCTGGGGTTATAAAACATTTATTATCCCGGACAAAAGAGTCCTTTAATATAAAATATTCAGTTGTCGGCGTTAAATCTTCTCCTAATGCAGACAGGTCAAGAGAAAAATTATTCAAGCCCCCGGCATTTGCGGCTAAATATCCAATCATAGCCCCTACCGGAACTACACTTTTAGAATTAGTCAAATAGCCGAATTCATCAGCAAATGGATACCAACGGCCAATACGATATTTATTGAGAATTATCAACTGGTTCGGATTTCCATTAAAATACCTCAAAAAGATGTCTTTTATAGGCTGTAGAGAAGTTGGACGGCCTGATAGAATAACAATGTCACAATCTTGCGAATACATGATAGTAGCTACATTTTCAAGCAAATCACTCATTGTGTGTTCTATTACTTTTGAAATGACCTTGCTATCGTATATCCAGTTTATATCAGTCAAAGGAAATCCGAAGTGCTGTTTAAAGCATTCCTGAACAGTTATGCTCGGTTTGTTTCTTGAAAAGATTTCGTCAAATGATATCTCACGGTAAGTTTCTTCGTGGCTTAACAAATCCAAGAAATAGCTTATTATAGGTAAGCATACTTGCAAATTGAAGTCTCGTCGCATGATTCTGTCTTTAAACGACAAATGATTATTGTCTTCCCCAAAGAACTGATATAGAAGGCGCCTGATTTCATCGTCGTCCTTACCACGTTTGGACAACTCATTCTCTATTATACCGTTTTTACCTTGTATTAACACATTCTCAATGATGACTTTCATCATATCGTCACCTGCATAATCAAAACTGTCCCAAAACTTAGGTATAGGTTTCAGCCTTGATGGATTATTATCATTGTATTCGTATTTGCATACCATTACATCACTTGTTCCGGCACCAATATCCAATGACCCAATAACGATGGAGTCATGCTTTGTTCCATCTTCGGAGTTTCGTTTATGCCCATATAAATTGAAAAATTCACGGCTGTTATTTAAATATGTTTCCGAGAATTGTCCATACAGGTAGACAAATTGAGAACATGTTGCTTCATCGAATATCCATTGAGGGTGTTCTGTCTTAATTGATAAATTGGGGATAACCTTTATGTCCATAGGTATGGCCGTATTGTCAATATTCCCATAAAATTTGTTTAAGACAAACAATGCGTCTTGCAAGCTGTTATGTAAAGAGATTTGTTCTTTCTTCGACATTGCTGTTGGACAAGTAAGAATTATTTTACTAAGACGGCGTGGCATACTTTTCTTACCATGAAAATCCCTATACTCAAGACTGTTTATTTGTACTTGTGCTTGAGAAATGATTTCAAGGAAAGCGAATGTCATTAGTGTTTTACGGGAGTAATGTAAGCCAACACCAAATCCGTCTTTGTCTATTGAACCATCGTCACTGAAGTAATTACTAATGCCTTCTATTATTGGTTCTTCATTCTTACTATCTGCAGTCATCCTAATACAACGCCATTCTTCCTGCCTTGGTTTATTATCCCAAAGATAACGTTTAGGGCTTGAATATGTGGACAATATTTCATCTCCGTCTGCTAATCCTATTGCTTGATGGGTTAGAGCTTCTGCCTCTTCACCCAGTCGTACAATGCTTGGCCATATGAACTGATTGCTATTACGCATCGTGTTCTTTCCAAAAGAGACTTTTTGAAAAGCAATACGCATATCGAATGATGTTCTAGTCATATTCAATGTGCAATCATCATTCACAGGGGTGGTAAAATTTTGTAACTGTAAAGGCTTAACTCTTGTGAAGTCATTATTCTCAAAAAGTATTGCGGCTGTACGTGAATTTCCTATATCAATTATCATCTCAACATCCATTTGTTTTACATTCCTTTCACGTATAAGTCGCACCTCTGGTAATATTTCTGATTTAGATAAATAGTTCACTAACAATAAATATGTGGCAAGAAACGCATATTTATGCTCACCTTCTTTTACCTTGATGTCCTCAAGGTCAGACACTCCATGTACCATCTGCATAAGGTAGTTCCTTATCCACGAATTTCGACCAGAGCAGAAATCCAGCAAACTTAAAGCATTACCTGATATTTTAAAATGCTTGTCTCGTTCAGAGTCACTAACAAATGACGGACATTCTTCATAATTATCTGGCTCTTTATAAACAGCTCTTGTGTCGAATGCCATTAATATTATTGCTTTAGTTTTTCCCTTTTCAGTGACTTTGGGAATAATCTTACACCTAACCCAATTATATGGGCCATTTTTCAAACGGCCAGCTGAATCAAGTTCAAAATAAGGCAATGGTAGCCAATTGTTGTATAAGGATGAGTATTTGCATCTACGCTCATCATTTAGCCGCATAACGAAGATATCCGTTGCATTTTCCAGGTCACCTTCATATATAATTTCAATATTCGGATTAGCTAAAACTTCTTGTTCACTAACGTTCAGATTACCTTCATTATCTAAAAAACGACAAGCCTCTAGGTCCGACATTCTTACAACCTTTTCACTCTCTTGCAACAAATAAGCAAATTCTAAATTAGTCTGCACTTCATCCTCATCAAACCATTCATGAAAAAGTTGTTTTGACGTATTACTAAAATCAAATTCTATTTCTTTAACATAGAATTGAATACCTGAATTAGCTATTAATGAATATTCTTCCATTGTAAAGTTCTTTCATGATTTTATTCGCCGATTTAGTCCTTGTTGGCGATATTACTTTCAAGCAATTTATATGCTTAGGTCTGAAATATTAAGTCCAAAACGTGATGGTTGTTTTAGACATAAAAAAAACGTGGACTAATAACTTCGTCTACGCTCTCTTCGGTATCGGCAAACACCTTGCAGTCATATACGCGTAAAAGCCCACGCCATACGGCGTGAGCATCAACTTTTACTCTAGACTGCTTTCTTAATATAATTTGCCGATTTTTAAGAGAGCCAGAATATAAGCTAACGCTTCAATTATGTCTTTATATGAGATTTTTTATATCATAGGCATGATTTGTTGATAATGCCACAAAGATACGAAAAAGTATTGAATGTTCCAGATAAAAATAGGAAAATACAGATATTTTTATAAAAATGATGCTTAT